AATGTAGAATTGGCTTATGAAATGTCAGCAGGTTTTGAACCAGATAATACATTTGAAAATTTATCTAAAGACAAAACAGGTGTAGAATGTAAATTAAATTATGCAATGGCAAGTGGTGAACAAGAGAGACCATTTTTAAAAGGTGACATATACAAAACATATGTTGAGATATACAATCAAGGTTTAGCACCTTGGGAGTTTAACACAAAACAAATGGCGAAGAGATTAAGAAGAGAACAAACTCTTTGTCCTTTACATAGAACCTGTGACGCAGGTATTCGTGCCTTTAATCCAGGTGGCGATTACTATTCTTGTGGTGCATTTGGTGATGATAAAGATAAACCTATTAATTTTGAAAAAGAAATGCAAGGTGAGTTCTTTCAACCATTATCAAGTGATATGAATTTGTCAATGATGAAACAATCTTGTTTAACTTGTCCTATGTTTCAAATATGTAATGGTTGTAGAAAGACAATTAAAGATTATAAAGAACATGGTTTAGTAGAACAACATTGTCGTAAGATGAAAAGTATAGCACCAGATATACTAAAAATCAATGGACTAAATAAAGAAGTAACACCTTATGTGGACGAAAGTATATGATTATTAAAGGTTTAAATTTTTCATTTGCAACACCAATTTTAAAATCATCTATTGAAGAGAATACTGGAGTTGTTCAACATTTATTAACAAAGTATGGTGACGCAAATAAGAAATCTGCTAATGTAAGTGGTGATAATATTTTAGATGACCCATTTTTAAGGACTTTTAGAGATGAAAATGTGTTACCTATCTTTAGAGCTTATTGTAGTCCATACTTAGAGTTATATGAAAGAGATTATGATTTAAGAGGTTGGTTGACAGGATATGGTGCAAATTATGCTATGCCTAAACACAATCATTCTGGTAGTCATATAAGTGCTGTGTTTTATTTGTTATGTGAAAACAATCACGGTGGTGATATTGTATTACACGACCCTCGTACAAATGCAAACCGAGGATATTTACCTGAATTTAATAAAATGTTTGAACCGTTAAGATTTTCTCCACAAACAGGTGATGTTTTAATGTTTCCTAGTTTTCTATATCACAATGTAGAAACATTTAAAGGTAAAATAAGATTAGCAATGCCAGTTGATTTGACAATATACAAATGAAACCTATAACCATATCAATTAATCCTAGTTACTTTTGCAATTTTAGTTGTGACTTTTGTTACTTAACACCAGAACAATTAAGAGACCAAAAAAGAATTAGTTTAGTCGAGTTAGATAAAAGACTTGACGAAATATCCAAGAAAAGAGAAATTGATTGGATAGACTTATACGGGGGAGAAATAGGCGCCTTAAAGAAAGATTACTTTTATGGCATGAGAGATGTGATAAGAAAATATTATGGTGGGAAAATAAATATTATTACTAACTTCTCAATGTTGCATGAAGGTTTTTTTGAAAATGACTTTTACTTATCAGTAAGTTATGACTTTGAGGCAAGGGAGAAATCTGATAAAGTTTATCAGAATATGTTAAGAAGTGAGGTGCCTATTGCCGTATTAATACTTGCAAGTCAACAAGTAATTGAAAAAGATGTTGAAGAAATGATTATTATGTTAAATGCTTGTTCTAGTGTTGAAAGTGTTGAGATAAAACCATATTCAACTAATCAAGCAAATCAACATAATGTAACACATAAAGATTTTGAAGAATTTGTTAAAAAGTGGATAGATAGCCCTATCAGAAAGAAATTTGATTTTGTTAATGAAGGCAAAATTATTATGAGTTTAAGAGGTGAGTATAATGCCTTTTCTGATGACCACATATATATTACACCTAGTGGTAAATTTGCAGTATTAGAATTTGATATAAATGATAATGAATACTTTAAAGAGTTAGAAACTTTTGAAAACTATCTACAATGGGCAGAACAGGAGCCTATAAAAAATGTCTCAGATATTTGTCGTCAATGTGCATACTACGGCACATGTTTGACAGAACATTATAGGTATGTAAAAGACTTAACCAACGGTTGTAACGGTTACAAAGGATTATTAGATTGGTATGATGAAAGACTGGAAAATAAAACAAGAATTATATCATAGATTGAATCCTAAACATGAAGATGATTTATCTATGGTCGAAGTGTTTAAAAGTGAAGATATTATAGATAACGCTATTAGATACTTTAATGAAAAAGACATGGGGTGGATATACCCAGCTAAGAGTTATGCAGTTGCTATTTGTTATGCATGGTGGTTGACACATGACTTTAAAGAAGATTTTTATGATTTACTAAATGACAAAGATTTACTTTATGGTAATGACCCTTATTTTAGGCCATATGGTGCCTCTAAAGAAGAATATAACGCAATTTTAGATAAGGTGTTGCCTATAGATGAAGATAAAGGCATGGTACCAGACATAAAAAAGTGGTACAAGGCTGAATTTATGTTATAAATATAACTAAAGGAGATAATTATGACTATAAAAATTGATGGAGTTGAATATGATGAGACTAAGTTTAGTCCTGAATTGCAAAACTACATTACCGTTCGACAAGAAATTCAAGTAAACAAAACTCGATTGGAATTAGAAATTGAGAAAATTGATGTACTGACTACTTATTACAACGGTAAAATATCAGAATTGTTAAAAGTAGAGACAAAGAAATAAAATGGCAGCAATAGCTAACCTAACTATAGACCAAGGCGCAACATTTAACTCAGATGTTACGGTAAAAGACGCAAACGGAAATCTTTTTAATTTGTCTGGATATACAGCAGAGGCCAAAATGGCCAAAGGGTATGCTAGCACAAAAACAAGAAGCACAATAACCAGTACAATTGCTACAGACCCTACAACTGGTATTGTTACATTATCCATGACAGCAGCTCAAACTGCCGCCTTGGATGCAACTAGATATGTCTATGATTTAGAAATCACAAGCGCCGCTGGTGAGGTTACTAGAGTTATTGAAGGTCTTATTCAAGTAAGACCACAAGTCTCCATTTAACAAATCTATCCTTTATAAATATAGAAGAGTAGAAGAGAGAGAATTATGGTAGACGCCACAATTGGAACCAAGAATAATATAACCGCTGATATTAATGTTAATACCAGCTCAGGTCCACAGAAAGTTTCGGTTACGCTACCGTCCGGACAAGCGGCTCAGAATTCCACTTTACAATTAAAACTACTCGGTGATGTTGACGCCGCTAATGTCGAAGATGGTGCTATGTTGCAGTATCGGGCAAGTGACGGTAAATTTGTTACAAGAAACGAAATTATAACAACAACAGGTACACTAACATTTAATTGTGGGAATTATTAACGCATGTCAACAATAGTACAGATAAAACGAAGTTCGTCCACTAGTACACCTAGTACACTCAAACAAGGTGAATTAGCCTACGCATACGGAACAGGTACGCAGGTAAATAATGGCGATAGAATGTTTATTGGTACTGGTCCCGTTGACCTTAACGGTGACGCAACCAGTATTGATATAATTGGTGGTAAGTATTTTACCGCTCTTTTAGACCATGTACACGGCGAATTAACTCCTAGTTCAGCAATCATAACAGATAATAACTCTGCTATTGATGAGTTAAACATTGGTAACCAATCATCTACTGCTGGTATTTTAAGATTTAACGAAGCTACTAATAATGGTACTTCATTCATTGCCTTAAAGGCACCTAATGATGTAACAACATCAACAACATTCACACTACCCAATGGTGACGGCACAGCAGGTCAGTTCTTAAAAACTGATGGTTCTGGTGTACTATCATTTGGTACCGTTAATCAGTTTATTAATTTAGATGGTGATGTCGGAACAGATGTTTACAATACTGCTGAGACATTAACATTTACAGGCGGTACTGGATTAGATACCGAAGTTACAAACAACGAAATTACAATCAACATCACAAACTCAGGTGTTGATACAGCACAAATTAAAGATGACGCAGTAACAAATGCTAAGTTATCTACAAACGGTGAAATTGTTTTAGGTTCAACTACAATTCAACTTGGTGCTACAACAACAGATATTGCAGGATTAACCTCTTTAGTTGTTGATGACATTACCGTAAATGGGCAATCAATTGTAACTACTGCTAGCAACAAAGATATTGAATTAGCACCACACGGTACAGGTGTTGTTAATGTTCCTAGTGGTTACGAAAATAGAGCAGGTCTAAACGACAACTCACTTGTTAACAAAAGATATGTTGACGCAGTTGCAGAAGGTTTACATGTACACGAACAATGTCATGCTATTCTTACTACACCATTAGCAACAATCACAGGCGATACCGTTACATACAACAATGGTACTGCTGGTGTTGGTGCAACCTTAACACTTTCTACAGCACTTGATATTGCAGGTGGTGATTTAGACGGTGATACAGATATTGTAGTAGGTGATAGAATTATAGTTAACGGCGAAACTAATAAAGCTCATAATGGTATCTATGTACTTACATCAACATCATTATTAACAAGAGCTTTAGACTTTGATACTCCTACTGAGGCCGCAGGTGGTGACTTTGTATTCATTACACACGGTACAACATATAACAATTCAGGTTGGGTACTTGCAGAGGGTGTTGGTACAATTGGTACAGACCCATTTGACTTTGTACAATTCTCAGGTCTAGGTCAAGTTACAGCCGGAGACGCATTAAGTAAAACAGGTAATACTTTAAATGTTGAAGTTGATAATTCTTCAATCGAAGTTTTTGCTGACGCTTTACGAGTTAAAGCATTAGGTATTACAGACGCAATGTTAGCTGGTTCTATTTCTTCAAACAAACTTGCTGACCCATTATATTTCACAGATGAAAGTTCTACACAAGGAAGTGTACCATTAGGTGGTACATTAGAGTTCTTAGCAGGAGAAGGTATTAATACTATTGCTTCTGGTAGAACAATACAGATTGTCGGTGAATTAGCTTCAACATCAAATATTGGTGTTGCTTCATTTACTAGCGACAACTTCTCAGTTACAACAGGTGAAGTTGCTGTTACACAAATTGACGGAGGAACATATTAATGTGGAAAAAAATTAAAGACTTTTTAATTTCTGGAATGCCAGGTTTTAAAAAGCAAGAACAAATAAAAATCAATTTAAAAGATTTAGAAAAGAAAACAAAAGTAGAATTAGAAAAATTGGGCAGAAAATTGGGTATTGAATTAGATAGAAGATTAACTAAAGCAAAACTCATCTCACAAATTAAAAAGAGTAGGAAATAACAATGGCTGTTGTCATTAAACCAAAAAGGTCAGAAACAACATTATCAATACCTTCAGGTGCTTCTTTGCAAGTAGGTGAATTGGCGATGAACATTGCTGATGGTAAATTTTTTACCAAAGATAGTTTAGGCAATGTTAAAGAAATGGGTGGTGCTGGTGCGATTGGTTTACAAGATGTCACAAACACAAACGCAGTAACTACTAACAATATCACATTAAACGGTTCATCTTTAGTATTCGAAGGCTTCTTAGAAAATGCTTTCGAAACATTTTTATCTGTAGAAGAACCTACGGCTGATAGACAAGTTAAGTTACCTAATCAATCAGGTACACTTGCTACCGTTGGTGACGCTTTGGCATATGCTATAGTTTTTGGTAGTTAAATATGGCAAGTACATTTAAAAATGCAGGTTTGACATTAACATCATTAGACCATACTTCTAGTGATATATACACATGTCCGGCTGGCGCTCAAGCAGTTATTCATGCATTGTTTATCACTAATCATAGTGAAACTATCAATGCTAATGTGGATGTGAAGTGTACAATTGACGGTGGTACTACATTTAAGCATATTACTAAGAATATTAATGTACCACAAGAAAATACACTAACAATTGATAAACCAATCAATATGGCGGCTGGTGATAGATTAAGACTTATAGTAAGAGAGAACCAGGATAGTACGATTCCTCAAATAGAAGCTTTTGCAAGTATTTTGGAAGTTACTTAAAATCTGGTATAAATATATAAATAAATAAGGAATAAACATGGCATACTTATCGTTCGGAGACAATACACATACCACATTCCATACCCACAAGGCTTTACATGCTTTGACGAGGGAAGATGATGGTTTACTTAGATATACAAGAGTGTATTTGGCTAGTGACGAAGCTGTGAAAGTATCAGATGGTTCAGCATTTGCTTATGGCGGATTAGAACATCTGGAAGAAAACAAATTAAACAACGGCCAACCCGTTAATGAAAGTGTTAGAACCAATGCTGAAGTACCAACTGAAAGTTGGCAGTTTGATAAAAGAGCAAGAGCATTTGAACAACACAGATTTGATGATAACAAAGTAAGTTATTTTATTAATGAAGACGGATGGTTGGTAGCAAGATATTTGGCAGATTATCCCTATGACAATAAGGATGGCGCCGTAAGGAATTGGAAAGCGTAATATGGCAGATTTTATACTAGGTAGATTAAAATTCAAATGGAGAGGTAACTGGTCAGCCACTACTTCTTATGTCGTAGATGATATTGTAAAATACGGTGCGAATACATATGTTTGTGTTACGAACCATACATCAGGTGTAGATGACCCAGCTTTCTACTCAGACATAACTTCAGGTAAATGGAATTTACATACTGAAGGATTAAGATTTATAGCAGCTGAACATACAGCTAATACTTTTTACAAATTAAATGATGTTGTAAAATTTGGTGCTCAACAATACAGAGTTACAACACAACACACTTCGGACAATACAGGCATTTTAGATTTAACTAAATTTGCAGTTTACAACGAAGGTTTACAATTCGAAAATTCATGGGATCCATCAACATATTACCAAGACGGTGATATTGTTACTTATGGTGGTTATTCTTACACAGCTTTACAAAACCATTCAGGTCAAACTCCAGTTGCAGGTGCATATTGGCAAGTATTGACAACAGGCTTTAATGCTACAGGCGATTACAATGCGGCTACACTATACAAAACTGGAGATACAATGCAGTTTGGTGGTTGGTCATATGTTTGTATTGTAGATACTTCAGCAGGTCAAACACCTTCAAGTCACCCAGCTAAATGGGAAGTAATCAACGAAGGTATGAAATGGGAAGGCAACTATAGTGTTTCTTCAACATATCAAAAAGGTCATGTAGTAGAATTTTCAACATCATCATACATTTGTATTGAATATGATGTATTGAATGTTGAACCAGGAACAGATAATACAAAATGGAATTTGATGTCGCAAGGTGATAGTAACAATGTGCTTACTAGACGAGGCGATATTATGGTTAGAGGTTCTACAGCCAATGAAAGATTAGGTGTAGGTCCTAGAGGTTCAGTTTTAACTTCAAATGGTACAGATATTTTATGGGGTGGTTCAGAGGACAGAAATGTTATCTATGTTGCAAACAACGGTAAAGATACATATGACGGTTCAAAACAATTTCCATTCAGAACAATTCACAAAGCATTATCAGTAGCGACTTCTGGTGATGTTGCAGACTTTAACAATGTATCAGGTGGTACAGGCGGAGTTCCTAGTGTTTACAATGATGTAACAGGTACATCTTCTGGTTCAGGTACAAATATTACTGCTCGTGTTACAATTGATGGTTCATCTACACCATTTATTGAAATTACAGATGGCGGTTCAGGTCACTCAATTAGTGATGTAATCACAATTACAGGTACACAATTAGGTGGCGCAACTGATTTAACTTTTGATGTAATCTCAGTATCAGTTGGTGACGCAATTCATATCGCAAACGGTGTTTATAGAGAACAATTACCATTAGTTATTCCAGCAGGTGTTACCGTTAAAGGTACATCTTTAAGAAGTACACAAGTTAGACCTGCTTCAGGCAGTTCAACACAGATTGCTACACTTAACAATATTACAGGCGGTACAGGTGGTACTCCAGGTTCTTATCACTTTAAACATACTACATCAAGTCTTAATGGTAAGGGTTGTATTCTTTCGGTAATAGCAGATGGTTCTTCAGCTCCTACGGTTGTTGTTTACCATGGCGGTCATGGTTATCAACTAAACGAAACAATTACTTTAGATAGTTCACAACTTGGCGGTAACGCAACAATTACTGCTACCGTTGCTTCATTAGAATTAAATAATGCAGCTAAAATGTGGTTGTTAAATAACAACACAAACTTATTAGAAATGTCTTCACAAGGGTTGACAGGTATACCAGCAAATACTGGTGGTACAAGAAAAGCGGCAGTTACTTCATTAGACCCAACTGGTAATATTACAACTGCTTCACCTTATTGTCAAAACATGACTTCAATCAATGCCAACGCAACTGGTATCGAGATTGATGGTGCATTACATAGATATTCATATCCAAATTCCAACAAATCAATGTTGGCAAACGACTTTACACAAATTAACTCAGATGGTATAGGTGTTCATGCATTGAACAACGGCCGTGCAGAGATTGTATCAGTCTTCACATACTATTGTGATAAGGCTGTTTATGCAACAGGTGGTGGTTTTGTTCGTTCACTTAACTCTTCAATGGCATACGGAGAACAAGGTGCTGTTGCAGATGGTAATTACTACGAAGAAGTTCCTGTACAATATCAAACAAGAGGTAAAATGCTTGAGTTTGATTCCAAAACTTTCGTAGGTGGTTCAAATGATGAAAATAACTTAGTATTAGGTCAAACACTAGTTGGTAATACTTCTGGTGCAACAGGTACAATTTTCTATTTACAAACATCCGCTAAGTACATTTACATTGAAAACCTTACAGGTGATTTCCAAAAAGGTGAAACCGTAACTGGTACAAAAGCTGATAGTTCAACTTATACTTTCCAATTATCAACATTGTTTGGTGAACCAACTCCTTCAACGGTTGGTTCTTCAGGTATTCAAGGTTTCGTAATTCCAATTTCATCTACAGACGGAACATTAAGTTCTGCTAATGTAGTTGTCTTAGCTTCTAACGCATTTACAGGTGCTGTAGATGGCGATACAAACTATTACAGAATTACACAAGTATCCGAAGAAAACTTAGTAAATGAGACAGCGATTATTAAAGTTAATCCTGCTATTACAGCTTCAGACGCAAAAGCGCCTGGTACTACAATAAGTCAAACAAATAGATTTTCAAATATCAGATTAACAGGCCACGACTTCTTAGATATTGGTACTGGTTCTTTTGCTGATACAAATTATCCAAACGCAGTAGGTGTAACACAACCTGCTGACCAAGATGATGAAACGGTAGAATTAAATGGTGGTAGAGTTTACTTCTCTTCAACTGACCAAAACGGTGACTTTAGAGTTGGTAATTTATTCAGAATCCAGCAGTCAACTGGTATTGCGACATTGAACGCAGACGCATTTGACCTTTCTGGTTTGACAGAATTACAACTAGGTTCTATTGGTGCTTCACTTGGCGCAACTATTAATGAATTTTCAACTGACCCAACCATGGCCGGTGATTCCGATACCTCAGTTCCTACAGAACGAGCAATTGTTGGATACACTCAAAGAAATGGTATGGGACCAGGACACTTTACGGTACCGATTGGTACAACTGCTCAAAGACCATCAAATGCAGGTATTAACTTGTTTGCAGGTGGTATCAGATTTAATACTGATAAGAATACTTGGGAAGGTTACAACAACTCAGGACAATGGACAGGTTTAAGTGGTTTCTTACCTTGGGCTACACTCACAGGTGACGGTTCTACGGTTATAACTTTAGATGTTGGTTCTCGTAGTTTTGTTGATACATCTGGTGGCAAGGCAATTGTTAGACTGCCTGCTTCACCTCAAGTTGGAGATGAATTAAGAATTATGGACTTAACAGATAACTTCGCAACAAACAATTGTGATGTACAAGGTAACGGTGCAAAAGTTATGGGTTTAAATCAAACATTTGTTTTATCTACAGACAACGCCGCTGTCGGTTTAGTTTACACAGGTACAACTTATGGATGGAAATTAGTAGAGAATGTATAATAAGAATTATAAATATACAAATAAGGGAGTATTTTAAATGTCTGAATTACGAGATTTTACAGGTAAGGCCGAGGTTTACGGGTTCATTAAAACGGATTCGGACGGTGACGGCATTAATGATACTTTACAAGTAATTACAACTAATGGGGGTGCGTCAAATATCACAGCTGCTCAAATGGCAAGCTTTGATGATGTAATATTCGCAGCTTCAGGATTTGTATTTTCAATTGATCCGACAAACGGTCACTTAATAGCAACAATTGATAACTAGGACTAGGCAGAGTAAATGGCAACAATAGATTTAGGAAAATTAAAAGTAAAATATCGAGGCGCTTATGTAGGCGGTACAGCTTATGAAGTTGACGATATGGTTACATATACTGATACAGGTGTTACAAGTACATACATTGCTATAGCAAATAGTACAAATCAGGTGCCTTCAACTGCTGGTAATCCAAATGCAACTTATTGGGCATTAATGGCAAAAGGTACAGACGCAGTATCAATGACATGGGGTGCTCCAGAAACATCAAGTTTTACAGCTTCAGGTTCAACTGGTTATTTTGTCGATACAACAGCAGGCGCAATTACAATTACAATGCCTGCCTCACCAAGTAACGGTGACCAAATTGCATTTATTGATAGAGCAAGAACATTCCATATTAATCAAGTAACATTAGCTGCAAACGGTAACACTATTGAAGGTGAACCGGATGATTGGGTTTTAAATAGTAGAGGTACACATGTGTACTTCACATATGATAGTTCAGTTTCAGGTTCAAATGGTTGGAAGATTACTTCATTTAACTCAGACGAAATTAATAATAAAGATAAAGCAGTATCGCCAGGTGTTGGTTCAAAAAGATGGATTAACGCAACCTCAGACGCAGAAGAGGTCTACTTAGATGGCGATTACATGGTACACAAGTTTTTAAGTTCAGGAACATTTACCGTTCATTCAGTAGGTTCAGATTCCGTTTTCGGTTCAAATGTAAGATATTTAATTGTTGGCGGTGGCGCTTCAGGTGGTTCACACCATGCTGGTGGCGGTGGTGCTGGTGGTTTCAGAGATAACGCAGCTTATAACCAAGCAGTTACGCCACAAGCATATACAATTACCGTAGGTGCTGGTGGTGATAGAAGATACTCTAACACTACAGGTAATGACGGAGGTTCTTCAAGTGCATTTGGTTTAACATCAGGTGGCGGTGGCGGTGGTGGTTCGAATGCTGGAAGAGGCCGAGATGGTGCTTCAGGTGGTGGTTCGGGACACAATCACACACATGGTAACGCAAACGGACAAGGTTCAGGTAACAGAGGTGGTAACCACGAAAGTCATACTCATGGCGGTGGTGGCGGTTCATACACTAGAGGTGGTGACCAATACGGACATCACATGGGTGGTAACGGTGGATCCGGTACAGCTTCAGACATTACAGGCGAAAATCGTTGGTATTGTGGAGGCGGTGGTGCAGGAACACATCAACACGGAGGTCCTGGTGGCGGCGGCTTAGGTGGCGGCGGTTCAGGAAATGGCGGTAGTGCAGAACCATTTAGTGGAAGTGGTGGCGGTGGAACAGATGGTTCTACAGGTCAAGCAAACTATGGTGGCGCTGGCGGTTCAGGACTAGTAGTAATTAGGTATAAGGTTAAGTAATATGAAAGTAGCTAAAATAGATAGTAATAATAAAGTAGTAGATGTTCATATTCTTAAAGTTGAAAAGTGTATTGACAAATCTACAGGTTCATGTACACATCATAGCATTAATGCTGTTTGTACAAAATTATGGGGCGAAGGTTATACATACAAATGTGATATGCATACAAACACTTCACCTGAAATTGGCCAGGAATATCATGCAGCCTCAAACTCTTTTAGAGATATCAGACCTAAAGATATTGAAGGTGTTGAATGTGCTTCATGGACATATTCTAATACAGAATTCGAATGGCAAGCACCACACCAATATGGTGCAAATGGCACAATCACTATGAAAAAATTTAATTGGAGAGAAAGTAATGCTACTTGGTATGCTCAAAGAGCAGGTGTGGAATATAACACTTGGTGGACTTGGAACAATAGTACACAATCATGGGTAGATACTAATAGCACGGAGCTATAATAAATAGGATAGGTTAAAAAAAATATGGCAATACAAATTGATTTAGGAAAATTAGCATTAACGCCCAAAGGTACTTGGTCGTCTGGCACTGCTTACGAGAAAGACGATATCGTACAATATTCAGATGGTGGTACTTTAAGTACATTTATTGCTGTTACAAATAGTACAGGCCAAATTCCAGCAACTGGTGGAACAGAAAATTCTACTTACTGGAAATTTATGGCAAAAGGTACTGACCAGATTGCTATTGCTTATCAATCAGTTTCAACAGCAGATTTTACAGCTTCAGGTTCAAGTGCTTACTTTGTAGATACTTCAAGTGGTGCAATTACGGTTACATTACCATCAGCACCTAGTGATGGCACATATTTAAAAATTATAGATTACGCAAAAACTTTCAACACTAATTTTTGTACATTAGCAGGTAACGGTTCATTGATTGAAGGCGAACCTGATGATTTTGTTTTAAATGCAAAAGGTACCGTTATAGAATTAGCATACAATGGTACAGGTGGTCAAGGTTGGAAATTTGTTACTTATAGTAACGAAGAAAATTCAGGTTTAAAAACAAAAGGACATCAAGGATTAGGTTCTAAAAGATATATAGTTGCTACTTCGGATGCCGAAGAAGTTTACTTAGATGGCCGAGATATGGTACATAAGTTTTTAACATCTGGCACATTTACCGTACATTCAACAGGTTCAGATTCCGCATTAGGCGATGTAGTCGAGTATCTAATTGTAGGTGGCGGTGGTTCAGGTGGAACACACCATGGCGCAGGTGGTGGTGCAGGAGGATATAGAGCAAATAACTCTTTCGCACAAGCTGTAACTGCTCAAGCATATTCAATCGTAGTTGGTGCCGGCGGTTCACAATACGGCGGTGACGGACACGGACAAACTGGTTCTGCTTCTACGGCATTTGGTTTAACAAGTGCAGGTGGCGGAGGCGGTGGCGGACATCCAAACGGCGGTGGTCGTTCAGGTGGTTCTGGCGGTGGTGGTAATCACACAGGCGGACACGGTGACGCAAACGGACAAGGTCAAGGTCATAGAGGCGGTTCAAACGGACATCACAATGGTGGTGGCGGAGGCGGTGCTGCTGAACCAGGTGCAGACCATTATGGTAACCACATGGCAGGTCACGGTGGCAGAGGCTACGAAAACGATATTACAGGAATTCCACAACACTACTCAGGTGGTGGCGGCGCAGCCGGACACAATCACACTTCATGCCCAGCAGGCGGTGAAGGTGGTGGAGGCCAAGCAGGCGGTGGATACGGAGTTAACGGTACCGGAGGCGGTGGCGGAGGTACAGATGGTACTTCTGGTGGTCACAGACGAGGTGGCGGCGGCGGTGATGGTATAGTAGTAATCAGATATAGGGTTAGATAAATATGGCAAATTACATAGCAAAAATTGATGAGAACAATGTAGTAACACAGGTTATAACTGCTAATCCTAAAAAAATTGCAGATATTACTGGTGTAGTATCACAAACAAAAGCACAAGCATTTGCTGAAGCAGTAAATGGTGCAGGAACATATATACTATACACAGATGATATGGCAGGTACATATCCTAGTGTAGATGATATATGGCATGCTGAAGATAGACATTTTCATGGTCCTAGACCTGTAGATAGAAACGGCAACCCTTGCAATTCATGGACATTAAATGAGAATTGTTTTTGGATAGGTCCTTTCAAAGATGAAGCCAATAGAGCTAAATTTGATTGGGACGAAGCAGAACAAAAATGGTATTCTTATCCATCACAAATGGTTGAGACTTCTAAACAAAGTTATTGGGATACTGCTACACAAACTTGGATTGAAGTAACAGAATAGGGAAAAAAATGGCAGCAATAGACTTAGGCAAATTAAAACCAACTTATCAGGGGCAATGGCAAAACTCCGTTGCTTATGAAGTGGATGATTTCGTTCAGTACCAACATTCAGGTATTACGAGTACATTCATTTGTGTGTTAGGTCACACAAATCAAGCACCAGCGACAGGTGAAGCAGAAAACTCCACTTATTGGAGATATATGTCTAAAGGTACGGCAGCCGAAAAAATGGCGCACAATACCATTAGAACATCAAACTTTTCTGCTACAGGTGAAAACGCATACTTTGTAGATACAACAAACGGTGTTGTTACGATTACATTTCCAGCAGCTCCTCAAAGAGGTGACCAAATTCAGATTTCGGATTACAGAGGAACTTTCTCTGAAAATCCTGTAACTATTAATAGAAGTGGACAATTAATTGAAGGACAACCAGACGATTGGGTTATTCATCAAAAAGGTGCAGTTGTAGAATTTACTTTTGATGACGGTATTTCAGGTGATGGTGGTTGGAGAGTTACTAAATTTCAATCAGATTATAACCAAGAATTAGGCGGTCAAACAAATAGAGGTGTTGCAGTTAAAAATGTTGGCTCACGAAGATGGCCAATTGCTACCTCAGACGCTGAAGAAATTTATATAGACGGCGATGATGTTGTTCACAAGTTTTTAACATCAGGTACTTTTAAAGTACATGCTCTAGGTACAGATTCCGTATTAGGTGATAAGATTGAATATCTAATCATTGGCGGTGGCGGTTCAGGCGGTACACACCACGCAGGTGGCGGTGGTGCTGGTGGATACAGAGCAAACAACTCAAAAAATTATGCCATTACAGCACAAAATTACGCAGTTGTAGTTGGTACAGGCGGTTCACAAAGAACATCTAACTCACACGGACATGATGGCGGTTCATCAACATTTGACGGCATGGTATCAGGTGGCGGTGGCGGAGGAGGTTCAAGTAACTCCAGAGGCCGAGACGGTGGTTCAGGCGGAGGTGCTGCTCATGGTCATACTCATGGAAATGCTAACGGACAAGGTTCAGGTAACAGAGGTGGTACCCACGAAAGTCATACACACGGTGGTGGCGGTGGTGCTCATCAAAGAGGTTCTGACAATTACGGTCACCACGAAGGTGGCCACGGCGGTAGAGGTGAAAGAAATGATATTACAGGCAGAGATATTTGGTATGCAGGTGGTGGCGGCGCATCCGGTCACAATCATACTTCAGCTGCTGGTGGCGGACACGGTGGCGGTGCTCAAGGTGGCGGTGCAATGGCCGAAGAACACACAGGCGGCGGTGGCGGAGGATGTGATGGTAACGCTTCACAACTTCACTATGGCGGTAAAGGCGCAGACGGTATAGTAGTAATCAGATATAAAGGTAGAATTTAATGATAGAAGTTGCAAAATTAGATAGTAACGACAAAGTAGAAAATACTTTTTCTATTAACAGAAACTATGGTATGGATGCTACCGGTACTATCACACAAGAAAAAGTAGAACAATATTGTATTAAAACTTTTGGTGCAGGAACTTATATTGCTAATCTTAGTAATGTAAATGGAGAAGCCAATAAAGGTAGTAATTGGAATGCTGAATTAAAATGTTTTCATCCAGATTTATATGAAGATTTGAACGGCAATCCTTGTACAAGTTGGAGAATTGATAAAACTATTGGCGATTGGGTTGCACCTCATCAATATGAAACAACCAGCAATGGTAATACATATTCAGGTATGAAATGGAGTGAACTTACTAATAGATGGTATGCGAAAAAAACAGGTGAAATGACTACTTGGTATAGATGGAATCCTAGCACTAACGAGTGGGAAGACCAAACAGACATCTAATATCATAACCGTCTTTCCTATAGATGGATAAATAATATTATGATTGATAATTTTGATAATGGATTTGTGAAGTGTATTGATGACTTCCTTCCAAAACACACATTTAACAGGTTACAAAACTTTGTCTTAGGGATTGATTTTCCTTGGCATTGGTCCGACTTTGATTATAACCCACAAGACCCCACAATCACAAAAGTAGATACTAAAGATGTAGGAACATTTATGTTACATAATGTTCTTCTTACACCTAAAGGTCCTACTAGTGATATGTACAGAAACTTTTTCCCTATAACAGACGCCTTACATGAACATAATGTTCCTATTGGTGAACCTTTGAAGTGGAAGTTAAATCTGTACACAAATCAAAACAAAGTAAAATATCTAGCTAAACATACAGATTTTTACGAAACAACCAATAATAATTTTGAATATATAACAGGCATACTATGTTTTACTAGTGACAATGGTGCTAGTATTATTGGCGATAAAGAATTCGAAACAAAAGAAAATAGATTAATTCTATTTGATGGCAATTTAGTACACTCGGCTTTTACTCAAACTGATAAAGACCGTAGAGTAATTATGAATATAAACTATATGAGGAAAAAATGAGTAAACTATACAACAAATACAATGACATTAAAATCGTAGGTGGCGGAAGTGCAGGCTGGATGACAGCGGCTACTCTGATTAGAACCTGTAAACCAGGCACCAAGATTACACTAATTGAAAGTCCTAATATATCAACCGTAGGTGTTGGTGAAAGTACAATTGGTGGTATTTCTAATTGGTTAGAATTAATTGGATTGAATGATCCTAAAAGATTTGTAAAGCACACAGACGGAACAATTAAACTAAGTATTCGTTTTGAAAATTTCTATGATGTCAATGATGGTGGGTTTCATTATCCTTTTGGATTACCTGTGACATTTGGTAACAGAGATGGCACAAATGATTGGTATTATAAAAAATGTTTTTTACCTGATACTCCTGTAACTGATTTTGCAGATACAAACTATTCTCAAATGGCTATGGTTAATAAAAACACATTAGGAGAAAACTTTCCTAATTTTAATTATAATAAAGATAAAGCGTATCATTTTGACGCAACTAAGTTTGGTTTATTCTTAAAAGATGAGGTTTGTATTCCCGAAGGTGTACAACATGTATTAGGTGATGTTACAGATGTAATCACAGATGAAAACAATAATGTAGAATCCGTTGTATTAGAAAACGGAGACAAGTATGAAGCTGACTTATGGATTGATTGTACAGGTTTCAAATCATTATTACTAGGCAAAGCATTAGGTGAAAAGTTTATTGACTTTGCTGATGTATTGCCAAACAACTCAGCTTGGGCAACAAGACTGCCTTATAAAGATAAAGAAAAAGAAATTAATCTATACACCGATTGTATTGCACATAATAATGGTTGGGTATGGAAAATTCCTTTATGGACTCGTTGGGGTACAGGTTATGTTTATTCAGACAAATATATTAGTGATGAAAATGCTTTAGAAGAGTTTAAACAATTCATTAAAGATAAAAACTATAGTGGTGTACCTGTAGAAGAATTAGAATTTAAGAAAATTAAAATGAGAGTTGGTCGACACGAAAGAATGTGGGTCAATAATGTTGTCGCTATTGGTTTATCTGCTGGTTTTATTGAACCACTAGAAAGTAATGGACTATATTCAGTACATGAATTTTTAAGACATTTAGTGGCTAAAATTGGTGGTGAAAGAGACAAATACACAGAGTATGATAGAGAAGAATATAACTTCTTAACTAGTAAAATGTTTGATGGTTTTGCGGCTTTCGTGGCTATGCATTACTCATTATCAAATAGAGAAGATACGCCATATTGGCAAGATGTTCAAAGAAGACAATGGTCTCAAAAATGGCCTGTTAAAAAGGGAAATGCTTTTGAAGATTCCTTTAGAAGAAAAAGAGATGGTCGTTGGGAACTATCAGAGGGATTACAATGTATTGCTCCAGGTATGAGATGGTTTGTACATGACTTTCATAGAATTGCACAAGAAAATTGTAATTCTGATAAAAGGCATTATCATAATTCTTGGGACGAAGTAACAACTAGATTAGATAGTAGAAGAAGGGATTGGGAAGAACAAGCTTCTAAACTCAAATCAACTTATGAGTTTTTACGAGATGAATTCTTTGAAGGTAAAGATGACTATAAATGATGGCACAGAAATGTATGGTAGGAAATTTCCTCATTTAAGTGATGATAACAAATTTACACATGTTACTTTAAGTGATGAGAATAAAAGACGACCACATGAAATAAATTCACAACCAGAAAAGTTTATTGCTGGTTTTTATATGAATGACAATAGTATTTGTGATGGACTTATCGAATGGTATAAAGAAAATCCTGAGAAAGAACCAGGTGCTTTTGGTCAACGACAAGTAAACAAAGAAAGAAAAGATAGTATTGAATGTGGATTTACAATTGATAACCAAGATAAAAGGATTGTTGCTTATCATAGAGAACTACAAGCTGCTTTAAAAAACTTCTTCCCTTTGTATCCAGAAACTAATATGACCACACCTTGGTCACTTAGAGGTATGACAACTAATTTACAATACTATCCTCCAGGAGGTGGTTATAAAGTTAATCACTTTGAAAGAGATTGTGTGGAATCTGCTAAAAGATTTTTAGTTTTTATGACTTATTTAAATGATGTACCAGACGGTGGCACACATTGGAAATATCAGAATGTAACTTTACAGGCAGAAAAAGGATTAACCGTATTTTGGCCTACTGATTGGACACACATACACAGAGGTGTTATATCAGAGAAACATGAAAAATATATTGCAACCGGATGGTATTCGTTTGATGATTGATATTGTACCAGCATTTGTAACACCAATAGCAATAGGACAATGTGAAGATGTTGATATGATTAGTGCTATTGAAAAATTGGCATATAAACATTTAGGTCATAAGGGTAATGTTTCAGGACACCAAGTTGAATTTATTAATAATACTAAGTCTAAATTCAATGAAGAGTTAAGTAAAGAAACTATATTAAAAAAATTTACAGACTTTATACAACCTCATGTAAATGGCTTTGCTGATGTATTAAACATAAAGACACCTAGAAAAGTAGATTTAACAGCTGCGTGGATTAATGTAAACAAACCTGGAGATTATGCACCAGAACATTCACATGTCACATCAAATTTTTCAGTAGTATTCTTTATAAAAGGTGATGAAAATAAAGAACTTGGTAACTTAGTATTAAAATCACCAGATGTTAGAATGGAGTTTAATGATTTGTATTTAAAACAAAGCAATTCTAACAATCTAAATAGTTTTGGATATTTTTACAAACCTAAACCAGGAAGATTTATCATTTTTCCAGCTCACATTAAACATGAGGTGGAACAAAATCAAAGTGATGATGATAGAATTTCTATAGCAATGGACTATAAAATATATGTATGATATAAAAGAATTGACAATGGAACACCACAAAGACGCTGAACGCCAGGACTTTGTGAGAATATTAATGTCTGGTAATATTAACAAACAATTATATGCTTGTTATTTGTACAACCAGTTAGCTTGTTATTCTGAATTAGAAAAACACGCACAACAACTATCGCTATTTAAAGATTTAAATTCACTACCTAGAAGTGAAGCATTACATTACGATTACAATGCTTTATGGAACCATGAAAATGGTAAACCACCGTTAACCGAAAGTACAAACAAATATATAGAACATATTAAGTCTATCTCAGAAAGTGCAGAAAAATTATATGCACATATCTATGTAAGACATTTAGGAGATTTATCTGGCGGTCAAATGATTAGAAAGAAAACTCCAGGTCCTAATAGATATTATAGATTTACAAATACTGAAGTTATAGAGTATAAACGAATTGTAAAAGAACGAGTTAATATGTACATGAACATTTATCAAATTAATGTTTTAGCAGAAGCTAGATATTGTTTTGAAAGTGCAACAATGTTGTTTAAAGAAATGAAGGAAATGCATGATTTGGGAAACTTTAATTAATTGTAAAGACAAGATGGTCGATTTATTAGACCGTCATTGTGAAGAGTATGATGAACCAGGTATGGAAAGATTTAACAATCCAGAATATGGCTGGGTCAATAGAACATGGAAAAATAATAATGTACGAAGAGCTCATGTTGATGTTGTTGATGTAAGAGATAGTAAGAAACTTTGGATGATGCATGTATGTTTATTTCCAAACAAAACAAATGGTGGACCAATTTATGGTTTTGATGTAATTGCAGGTAAGAATAAAGTTACTGGTGCATTCCATGATTTTTCTCCTTTATTACAGAAAGAACATCCATTAACAAAGTGGTTTATTAACGAAGTTAAAGATTTTAAACCTAGTAAAGAACGAGAATTGCCTGATTGGGCTAAGAGAATATTCAGCGGTGGTATGATAGCGGCTGGCAATGTACAAGATATTGTTGAGTTAAAGAATATATGTGATATTGCAATAGGTAACCTTTCTGCTTATCTAAATATGATAGGTTCATATAATGGCGATAGTGAGGAAAATGATGTAATTGAAGCACAAAACTACTATTGTGAGAACCAACAGCAAAATCCACACACTCCTAGAGTAATGGAATCACTTGGTTTGCCTGAAGATGATATAAAGTTATTCTGCTCAGATAATCTCTTTCCGAAGATAAAATAAATCTTATAAATATACCGTAGAAGGTACAAAAGGATATTAGAATGGCAAATCCATCAAGCAGAGAACAATTAAAACAATACGCTTTAAGAGCGTTAGGCCATCCTGTTATCGAAATTAATGCTGATGACGACCAGCTGGAAGATAGAATTGATGAAGGTCTACAATACTTTGCTCAGTATCATTATGACGCAATTAGACGGACTTATTTAAAATATCAATATACAGCTGCCGATAAAGCAAGAATTTTAGGTAACACTAGTGAGACAATTACAAAGAATTCAGTCTCAACTACATGGCTAGAACAAAATAATTATATTACCGTTCCAGAAAGTGTTATTTCTGTTATCAATATATTTCCGTTTTCAGATAAAGGTAACCTAAATTTATTTGATGTTAGATATCAGTTAAGATTAAATGATTTATATGATTTCTCATCAACAAGTGTTATCAATTATGATATCGTTTTAAGACATTTAGATTTCTTAGACCACATTTTAGTAGGTGAAAAACCATTACGATTTAATCAACACGATAATAGATTATACATTGACATGGATTGGAAGAACGATTTACAAGTTGGTGAATATCTAGTAATTGAAGCATATAGAAAGTTAGACCCGGATGTATATACAGATGTATATAACGACATTTACCTAAAAAGATATGTAACTGCTTTATTTAAAAAACAATGGGGTTCCAACTTATCTAAATTTGGAGGCGTAGCAATGATTGGTGGTGTGACACTTAATGGTGTTGAAATCTACACACAATCACTTGCTGAAATTGAAAAATTAGAGGGAGAAATTCGTTCAACATTTGAGTTAAATCCGGCAATGATGATTGGATAAATGTCATGCCAGTTAACCACTATTTTCAATCAGGAAGAGGCATTGGTAACACCAACGAGAAAAGGTTACACGAAGACCTAATTATCGAAGGTATTAAAATCTATGGACAAGATGTTCATTATCTTCCTCGTACATTAGTAAACCACGACTTAATCTTAGGCGAAGATGTATCATCTCGTTTTGATGATAGTTATGCTATTGAAATGTACTTTGAAACAAATGAGGGTTTTGCTGGTGAACAAGAAATTATCAACAAGTTTGGTTTAGAAATCAGAGATGATACTACACTAGTTGTTGCTAAAAGAAGTTGGGATTTTCATGTAGGCAATAAGGCAAATCTAATTGCCTCTGGTAGACCAAACGAAGGTGACATTATCTTTGTACCTTTGATGAATTCTTTTTTTGAAATACTATTCGTTGAAGACCAAGAACCATTCTTTCAATTAGGCAATCTACCAGTTTACAAACTTAAAGTTACTCGTTGGGAGTATTCGTCTGAACAACTCAATACAGGTAACGAAACAATCGACCAACACGAAGATGAATACACACTTAACCAGTTACTATTTAAATTCACACTTGAAGCTGGTCAAGCTGCATTAGGCGGTGAAGGTTCTATTCAATTAGAAAGAGGTTACTCTACAGGTCAACCTGCTTTCTTATTAAATGAGGAATATGTTGTACAAAATATTCAGAACCAATCTCCATATGCAGACAACTTAAATTTAAACACAGAAGCTGGAATGACAACTGGTTCATTAACAGATGATATATTAGATTTCACAGAACGAAATCCATTCGGAGAGGTTGATTACGAATAATGTTAGGTACTCATTTTTATAACCAAAGTTTAAGAAAATTGACTATTGCTTTTGGTCAAGTCTTTAACAACATTCAAGTACAAACTAAAAACTCTACAGGTGGTGTCACAGGTAGAATGAGAGTGCCTTTAGCATATGCACCTAAAGAAAAATTTATTACTAGACTTGACCAACAAGCCGACTTAAACAATAGACAATTTGCTATCGTATTACCTCGTATGGGTTTTGAAATTACTGGTCTATCTTATGACCCTAGTAGAAAACTAAACAAGATACAAAAGAGAGTAAAAGTAAAAGACGGCAAGACAATGAATTACAACTACTCTCCTGTACCATATAACATTGGGTTTAGTTTATATGCTTTTACAGCTAATGCAGAAAATGGATTACAAATTATTGAACAAATATTACCATACTTTCAACCAGATTTTACGGTAACTATTAATGCCGTTCCTGAATTAGATATTAAAACAGATGTACCTATTATTTTAAATGGTGTTACATACGAAGACACATATGATGGTTCATACAATAATAGAAGAGCTGTGATTTACACAATGCAATTTACAGCGAAAACATATTTGTATGGTCCAATGCAAGAACAAGGTATTATTAAAAAGACACAAGCAGATTTGGCTGTTGATTTGCCAGATACAGCAAGACAAGAACGAATTATCGTAGTGCCAGACCCATTATCGGCTGACGCAAATGATGATTTTGGTTTTACAACAACAATTGACTTTTTTACGGACTCTAAGTCATATAATCCAGCGACGGGACAAGATGAATAATTATGAGCAAATTAGAAGATAGTGTAAATGAAATTTTAGGATTAGAACCTAAAAAAGAAAAAGAGATATCTGTTACAGACTTTGAACAACCAAAAGCCGTTGTTAGAAAAGTAGATGAAAGTAAAGGTGACATTGATAATGATTATGATTATAGTAGAGAAAATTATTATAATCTAATTGAAAAAGGTCAACAAGCAATTGAAGGTATTTTAGAAATTGCAAAAGAAGGCCAACACCCTAGAGCTTATGAAGTTGCAGGACAATTAATTGGCCAAGTTGCACAAGTAACAGATAAACTACAAGACTTACAAAAGAAACTAAAAGATTTAAAAGAAGTAACAAAGAAATCTGATACTAAAATACAGAATGCTTTGTTCGTAGGTTCTACAGCAGAATTGCAAAAGTTATTGAATAGGAAAGATAATGAAGTTATTGAAGGCGAAGCAACAGAATCCAAAGAAGATAATTCTTAAACTAGACGATTTAGTACATATTAAGTCTATGACACCTCTACTAGAACTATTAGAGGGTGAAGAATTAGAAAATCCAATAGAAGTAATCAGACATCATATTTCCAATAGAATTAGATACGGGGCAAACGGTACTAAATATACAGAAAAAGAATTTAGTGTATGGCGTGGCAGTCAAAGAGTAAAGGCGGCCTTAGAATTAGGTTATACACATATTGAAGGTGTTGTAGTTAATGATTGATTTAGTAAATAATGAGTATCAAGTGTTTGATGATTTGGTAGATGTAGATACTCAAAATACAATAGAGAATATTTTATTTTCTAATACATTTCCTTGGTTTTATAACGAATTGAGTGTAGGTGAAAGTGAACATTATACTAAGTATAACCATGAATACTATGATTATATTCAAATGTCACATGTATTTGTAAGAGATGGTGTTGGTAATTCTAACTATTGTAAAAAGATTTTAGATAGATTATTACAATCTACAAAGATACAAAGTCCTGTAATAAGATGTAAGGCAAACTTAAAGTTTACGGCACCAAACGGCAACTTGGATAGTCACAACAAACCACATTATGACCAAGAAGAAGACCATTATGTAGGGTTATATTATGTTAACGATAGTGATGGTGATACCTGGTTGTTTGACAAAGATGAAAAAGTAAAAGTAAGAGTTTCGCCTAAAAAAGGCAGATGGTTATTTTTTAGAGGTAACTTATTACATGCAGCTTCACATCCTATTAAAAAATGGAAAAGATTAATTATTAATATAGATTTTAAACAATGAGTACGACAGATAATTCAGCATACTTAGGCAATCCTAATCTAAAGAAAGTAAACACACCACAAGAGTTTACTAAAAACCAGATTGTAGAATATCAAAAGTGCGCCGAGGATCCTGTTTACTTTATGGAAAAATACATTAAAGTGGTTTCACTTGACCATGGTCTTGTACCATTTAAGATGTATCCTTTTCAGCAACACATTGTAAGAACCATACACGATAACAGATTTACTATTTGTAAACTACCGAGGCAGTCAGGAAAGTCAACAACGACTATTTCTTACTTGTTACACTATGCGCTTTTTAATCCTAATTCTAATATTGCTATACTTGCAAATAAATCATCTACAGCTCGTGACATTCTCGGAAGATTGCAACTTGCATACGAAAATCTTCCTAAGTGGTTGCAACAAGGAGTAATCAACTGGAACAAAGGTAATATTGAATTAGAAAATAAATCACAGATTGTCGCAGCTGCAACTTCTTCAAGTGCAATTCGAGGTGGTTCATTTAATATTATTTTCTTAGACGAGTTTGCTTTCGTACCTGCCAATATTGCAGAGATGTTCTTTAGCTCAGTTTATCCTACAATTTCATCTGGACAAAAAACAAAGATGATTATTGTATCTACACCATACGGTATGAACCAGTTTTATAAGTTATGGACAGACGCAGAGAATAAAAGAAACGATTACATACCAATTGAAGTACATTGGTCTGAGGTACCAGGAAGAGATGAGGCCTGGAAAGAGGCAACAATTAGAAACACCTCACCTGAGCAGTTTCAACAAGAGTTTGAGTGTGAGTTTTTAGGTTCTGTTAATACACTTATTAGTCCTGCTAAAATTAAAACTATGACCTTTCAAACACCAAAGGTTTCAAATGCAGGTTTAGATATATATGAAGACCCTAAAAAAACTTCAACATATGTTTGTTGCGTTGATGTGGCTCGTGGTGTTACTAAAGACTATTCGGCGTTTGTAATATTAGATGTTACGCAAATGCCATATAAGATTGTTGCGAAGTTTAGAGATAATGATATTAAACCATTATTATTTCCACACACTATTGATAGAGTATGTAAAGCGTATAATCACGCACATGTATTAGTTGAAACAAATGACCTTGGTCAACAAGTGGCAGAGGCATTACAATTTGAATTAGAGTATGATAATCTGTTAATGACTACACAAAGAGGTAGAGCTGGCCAAATATTAGGTGCTGGTTTCTCTGGTAGAGGTTCAGGTTTTGGTGTTAAAATGACCAAACAGATTAAGAAGATTGGTTGTTCTAATATCAAGTCACTTGTAGAAGGTGACAAAATTATAATTAATGACTTTAATATCGTTGAAGAGATGAGTACCTTTGTTAGAAGAGGCCAGAGTTGGCAGGCTGATGAGGGTAATACAGACGATTTAATGATGTGTTTAGTTATCTTTGGATGGTTGTCAAATCAACCATTTTTTAAAGAGATGACAGACACAAACGCAAGACAAATGTTATACGAGGAACAACAAAACCTTATAGAACAAGACATGGCACCCTTTGGTTTCATAGATGATGGTACACCAGAAGAAGAAAAAGAGATAATTGATGAGTATGGAACCGTATGGCACCCCGTTGTCCGAAAGGGTTTTTAAATGTGTAATATCGGTTTATTATAAATATCATTGTAAGTAGATTTAACTATGGGCGTAAGAAAACTTACGAAATTTGAAAGTAAAAAAACTACTTTCGTTAATTTGCAAATTAAAGGAGAAACCTAAATGGCATTTCAAGTATCACCAGGTGTTCTCGTACAGGAAAAAGACCTAACAAGAATTATTCCTGCCGTTTCAACATCTACAGGCGCTTTTGCTGGCTCGTTCAGAAAAGGACCGTTAGATGAGGTAGTGACTATTTCTAGTGAGCAAGAGTTAGTTTCCGTATTTGGCAAACCAGACGCTGATAATTTCGAAGATTTTTTTAGCGCTGCTAGCTTTTTACAATATTCTAACGCTCTTAGAGTTGTTCGTGTACAGAACTCAGCGGTTGCAACAGCCACCGAATCCGGCTCGGCTTTTGTAATCAAAAATTTACAAGACTACCAAGATAACTATGCTAACGGTTCTGCTTCAGTTGGTCAATGGGCTGCTAGAACAGCAGGCGCATGGGGTAACAGCATTAAAGTACATACATGTCCAAGTGCGACAGCGTATGAACAAACTGCTGTAACTACCGTCAATGACACAGCAACAGCGGCAGGAGATACCGTTGTTACCGTAACATCTGGAACAGACATCAATGTTGGCGACATAGTTAATTTTGGAGATAATTATGAGTACAGAGTAATTAGTAAATCTACTAATGACTTAACAATCGTAAGAAAAGATGAACCAGCTTATTTCTCAGCAGGTGATTCCTCAGGTTTAGTTGACGCTTTATCTGACGGATCAAATGTTAGAAGAAGATGGAGATATTACGATTTAGTTAAGAAAGCTCCAGGTACTTCAACTTACTCAAATCAAAATGGTGGCGCTAATGACGAACTTCACATAGTTGTTGAAGATGTTAATGGCACTATCACAGGTACTAAAGGCGATGTGTTAGAAGTATATGACGGATTGTCAAAAGCTTCAGACGCAAAATTACCACAAGGCGAAACAAACTACTATCCAAATGTAGTGATGAATAAATCAAACTACATCTATTGGATGGACCACAATTCAGGTGGCGCTAACTGGGGTAACGCAGCTTCTGGTACAACTTTTACTGCCGTATCTGACCCAATCGAAGTTACTTTACAAAACGGTAACAACGGTGGTGCAGCTACTATCGGTCAAGTTAGAACAGCATACGAAAAGTTTGAAGACACAGATACCGTTGATGTAGGATTAATCATTGCAGGTAAAGGTGACGCAACTCATATCGACAACTTAATCACAATCGCAGAAAGAAGAAAAGACGCAATCGTTTTTGCTTCACCTGAAAGAAGTGATGTTGTGGGTGTTGATGGCAACACAGCGACTAGCAATGTAGTTTCATTCTACAATGGCATCCGTTCATCTTCATATGTTGTTTTCGATAGCGGATACAAATATATGTACGACAGATACAATGATACATACAGATACATTCCACTAAATGGTGATGTAGCAGGTCTAGCAGCTAGAACTGACCTTATCGCAGACGCTTGGTATTCACCAGCAGGTCTGAATAGAGGTGTGGTTAGAGGTGCAGTTAAACTTGCTTACAACCCAACAAAAACACAAAGAGACGACTTATACAGAGCTAGAGTTAATCCTGTAGCTACTTTCCCAGGACAAGGCACCGTATTATTTGGTGACAAAACTGGATTGTCTGCTCCAAGTGCGTTTGACCGTATCAATGTAAGAAGACTATTCATTGTATTAGAGAAGGCAATTGCTACTGCTTCTAAATTCCAATTGTTTGAATTCAATGATGAATTTACAAGAGCGAACTTTAGAAACATTGTAGAGCCTTTCTTACGAGAAGTACAAGGTCGAAGAGGTATCACAGACTTCTTAGTAGTATGTGATGAAACAAATAACACAGGCGAAGTTGTTGATAGAAATGAATTCGTAGCAGAGATTTTCGTTAAACCTGCTAGAAGCATTAACTTCATCACACTTCAATTCGTAGCAACTAGAACTGGCGTCTCTTTTGACGAAGTTGCAGGTTAAGGGGAGAATAGAAAATGGCGAACATTAACGACTTCAAAGCTAAACTTGCTGGCGGCGGCGCAAGAGCCAATCAGTTTAAGGTAACAATGCCTTTTCCTGGTTACGCACAAGTTGGTGGCGAAATAGAAGACCTTGCTTTCTTATGCAGAGCAACATCATTGCCAGGTATGACCGTACCTAGTTTTAATGTGCCTTTCAGAGGTAGAAGTATTAAGATTGCAGGAGATAGAACGATTGACGATTGGTCAATTACGGTTATCAATGATACAAATTTCAAACTAAGAAATGCGTTTGAAAGATGGTCAAATGGTATCAATAATATGACAGATAACGAAGGCTTGACTAACCCAGCGGATTATCAAGTTGACGCATTTGTTGACCAGTTAGATAGAAACGGTGCAACTATTAAGTCTTACACTTTAAGAGGTGTATTTCCTACTACAATTGCTCCTATTGAGTTGACATATGATGAAGCAACAGCGGTTGAAGAATTTTCCGTTACATTTGCTTATCAATACTTTGAAACAAATACGACTACTTAATCGTTGGATAAGTAGTCCTAAAGAGGAATATTATTATGGCTGAACTATTTGGATTTTCTATCACTCGTCTCAAAAAAGAGGCGGATCCAAAACAAAGCTTCACACAACCACAGGCGGATGATGGTACACAAACCATCGCCGCCGGTGGCTATTTTGGTCAATACCTTGATATGGAAGGTAGTGCCAAAACTGAGGCAGATTTAATCCGTAGATATAGAGAAATCTCATTACACCCCGAGTGCGACATGGCAATCGAGGATATTATTAATGAGGCTATCGTAGCAAACGAAATGAAAGACGCAGTAAGAGTTAATACTGAGTTGTTACCTTTCGGCAGAGAAATTGGTAGAAAAATCGAAGACGAATTTAAAGAAGTATTAAGGTTGTTAAATTTTAATACTAAAGGCCACGACATATTTAGAAGATGGTATGTTGATGGTAGAGTATATTTTCATAAAGTAATTGATAGGGATAGTCCTGTCCGAGGTATCACAGAGTTACGATATATTGACCCTCGTAAAATTAAAAAGATTAGAGAAGTTAGAAAGAAAAGACCTGATGGTCCATTACCATATGGCCTATCAGTTGTTGATGAATTCGAAGAATACTTCCTTTTCAATGAAAAAGGTGTAACTAACACTACATCTGGTGGTATTAAGATTGCTACAGACGCAATTGCTTTTGTACCGTCTGGTGTAATTGACCAAAATAAAAATCAAGTCTTGTCATACTTACACAAGGCAATTAAACCGGTCAATCAGTTAAGAATGATTGAAGACGCTACGGTAATTTACAGAATTGCTAGAGCGCCTGAAAGAAGAATTTTTAAGATTGATGTAGGTAATTTACCTAAAGTTAAGGCTGAACAATACCTTAGAGATGTGATGGCAAGATACAGAAACAAACTTGTATATGACGCTAACACAGGAGAAATCAGAGATGACAGAAACTATATGTCAATGTTGGAAGATTTTTGGTTACCGAGTAGAGAAGGTGGAAGAGGTACTGATATTACTACTTTGCCTGGCGGTCAAAATTTAGGTGAGATTGCAGACATTGAATACTTTAGAGCAAAACTATATCGTTCATTAAATGTACCAGTAAGTAGATTAGAAGGTTCACAAGGTTTTAATCTTGGCCGTTCTACTGAAATTACAAGAGATGAATTAAAGTTTACTAAATTTGTTCAAAGACTAAGAAAGAAATTTACTGAGTTGTTTAATGACATACTTAGAACTCAGTTAGTTTTAAAGAAAGTTATTGCTGAGAAAGATTGGATGGATATTAGAGATACCCTACAATACGATTTCTTAGCAGACGGTCATTTTGCAGAGTTAAAAGAAAGCGAAATGATGTTAGAAAGATTAAGACTTGCAGACGCTATGAGAGACTATGTTGGTAAGTATTATTCAGTTGATTTCATTCGAAGACAGGTTCTTAAACAGAACGATAGAGAAATGGAAGATATCAACAAACAAATTAAACGAGAAGTTGAAGATGGTATTATTTCGGCACCTGATACAGGCGCTATGAAAGATACCTTTTAAGGAGATAAAACATGAGTGAAGCTACTAAAAACTTTATAGACGCATTAGCAACTGGCGATAATGTCGGTGCTGGCGAACATTTTAAAGACGCATTAAGAGACAAAGTTGGTTCTGCTTTGGATGTGAAAAGGCAAGAAGTTGCAGGAAGTATTTTTGCACAAGCACCAGATAACGCACAAGATGGCGCTACTGCTTTTTCTGACCCTAAACCACATGTGACTGACCCTAGTCCAACAACCGCTGATATTATTCATACAGACGGTTCACAGATAGAGTTTACACCAAATGAAGCAGAAACTAAGTAATCTATTTTCTAAATCAGAAATAGATACAAAGACATATAATGGTTTACCGCCTTTACATAAAGAGGCGGTCAACGACTTTTTTAAATTGTGTAATAACGAAGACGGTAATATAGTTGACAATGTGGAAGACGCAGTTAACAAAGTTGCCGAGTTTCATAATATAAACACAAGTGTTATCTACAACTATATTGATAAAGAAGTAGAAACACAATTAGGAGAAGTATAAACATGGCATGGGTATCAGTACCTGGTTCTAACGGCATTTGGGAATATGATGACGCTGCTACAATTAGCAACACATATCCGGATTCAGCTGATGGTGCGAATTCAGTTATTGTTAGTGGCATAAGAACATGGACTAGACCCGTAACTGGTGATACTCTACAAGTTTATATTAGATGTAGAACAACAGCAGATAGTGTTGAGCGTGGAGAACTTTATAAAGGTTACTATGATGTACAACTAGCAGCTGGCGGTGGATTAGATACGATTACAGCAGTTGTATCAGACGCAGCTACAACTCTACAATCTTGGTTTGATGGTGCAGATAATAGTCAATTTGTTCCTGCTGTTACAGACGGCAGTATATTTACACAATGGACAGATAAATCTAATTTTGCTCACAACGCCAATTCTGTTGGTGGTGCAACAACAAGACCTACATTTAGAACTTCTGTTTTAAATTCTAAGTCAGTTGTAAGATTTGATGGAACAGATGATTGTTTAAGTATTAATCCTGTTGCGTGGGCTCAAAGTTTATCAGGTATGACAATAATAGCAGTTTCAAAATTTACTAGTACATCTGGAACTCGTACACTTACAACAACTGACCAAGAAGATATGGGTATTTTTATAGACACAAATTATAATGTATCAATGGCAGGTGCAAGTGCTGATACAGGTACGGCTGCTGATGCAGATTTTCATATTCACACTTTAAAATTTGATGGTACTCAAGCTGATAATGCTACTAGATTAGTTTACAGAATTGATGGCACAGCAGAAACTTTAACATTCACAGGTACCGTAGGTGCTACAACTAGTGCAAGTAACGGAACAATCTTTATAGGTTGTGATGATGGCGCTGAGTTTATGAATGGTGATGTAGCAGAATTTTTAATGTTTAACAAAGCACTATCAAGTGCAGAAATGTCAGATGTGGAATCATACTTGACAACGAAATGGGGTTTATAAGAAATGGCAGACCAGATTACAACACAAACAATAGCAGACACTTCAGGTGTTAAGTATGTTGTTAAGATGACCAACTATTCAGATGGAACAGGAGAATCCTTAGTCACTAAAGTTGACGCTTCAGCAACAACATTTATGAGTGAAGACAATACTAAAAAGATTAGTAAGATATGGTACTCTATCAATTGTACCAATCCTAAGTCAGCTGTTGAGTTACTATGGGCAGGCACAAATGCTAATACCACAGCGATTATTTTAAGTGGAAATGGGTATTGGGACTTTAGAGCCGCTGGTAATGAGTTAAATAATAACGCTTTAGAAGCTACTGGAGATGTATTATTATCAACCAGAAACTTTGCTAATGGCGATAATTACACAATAATTGTAGAGTTTAGGTAAAAAAGTTTATAAATAATAGACAGAGAGAGAACTATGAAACTTATTTCCGAAGAAGTATCAAATGCCGAATATCTTATAGAAGAGAATAACGGTAAAAAAGAATACAAAATTAGAGGTATATTCCTTCAATCAGAATTGAAGAATAGAAATGGACGAGTTTATCCAAAACAAATTTTAGAACGAGAAGTAAATCGTTATAATAGAGAATTTATCAATAAGAAAAGAGCTTTTGGCGAGTTAGGTCATCCAGATGGTCCAACCGTAAACTTAGAGAGAGTTAGTCATATGATTAGCAAGCTCTATCCAGATGGTAATAATTTTATTGGTGAAGCAAAGATAATGGACACACCATACGGTAAGATTGTAAAAAGTCTTATTGATGAAGGTGCTCAATTAGGAGTATCTAGTCGAGGTATGGGTTCTATTATGCAATCAGGTGGAGCTAATGTGGTCAAAGATGACTTTTATCTAGCTACTGCCGCCGACATTGTTGCTGACCCCTCAGCTCCAGACGCTTTCGTAGAAGGCATTATGGAAAATAAAGAGTGGGTTTGGAATAATGGCGTTTTAATTGAGAAAGATATTGAAGCTTGGAAGAATGAGATTAAGAGTGCTAAGAGCAGAGCATTAGCGGAAGCTAAGGCAAAAGTCTTTGCAAACTTTCTTAAAAATCTATAAAGTATAAATATCTTATGAAAAAACAAAAAACTAGTTTTTTATTTTTAAGAAACGACTAATAAAGGGGAGAATTCTCAATGGCCGATACAGAAACAAAAATTGAGGCGTTAGAAGCGGCAGCTGTGGCAGAGGCTAGTAATCCACAAGCGGACGCTCCCAAAAAGAATGCTGTAGCGGCTGAGCCTACTCATTTGTCAAATGAGGCAGAAGATTTAGGTCCAGCGGTAGTTAAACCTACAGACAGCAATCCTGACGCAACAAAGAAAACTAAAAAAGTTTCTGACGAAATTAGCGCTACTGCTGACAAAGGTGGAACACCTGATACTGCTGGTAATCCTGACACGGATGCTGGTGTAACTAAGGTTGCAACACCAGGTCAAAGTGCTAAAGTCGAAGAAACAGAAAAATCGGATGAAGTTGTAAACGAAGGCGAAATGCCAGACGGTCTAAAAAAATACTTAGACAAGAAAGCAGATAAAAAAGACGGCGACAAAGAAGAAGGTTACAAATCTAAACAAGAAGACTTAGATGTAACTGAACATGTTGACGCTCTTGTAGCTGGAGAAGCAGACTTATCCGAAGAATTTAAACAGAAAGCTGCAACCGTATTCGAAGCGGCGATTAAATCTAAAGTAAAAGAAATCGCTGAAGAGATGGAAACAGACTTTCAAACTAAATTCGAAGAAGAGACAACTAAAGCTAAAGCAGAACTCGTTGAAAAAGTTGATTCCTACTTGAACTATGTAGTAGAAGAGTGGATGAAAGACAACGAAGTTGCATTAGAAAGAGGAATCAAAGGCGAAATCGCTGAAGATTTTATTTCTGGCTTGAAAAAACTTTTCGAAGACCACTACATTGATGTTCCAGATGAAAAATATGATGTGCTAGAAGACCAAGCACAAAAGATTGAGACTTTGGAAAACAAACTCAATGAAGAGGTTGAGAAGAATGTTAGTCTTGCAAAACAAAACTCTGAGTATGTAAGAACGCAAATCATAGCTGAAGCAGCTTACGATTTAGCAGATACATCTAAAGAAAAGTTTTTCAAACTGACAGAAGAAATTGAATACTCATCTGCTGATGATTTTAGAAACAAGGTACAGACCGTTAAGGAATCATACTTTGGAATCAAAAAATCAAATGTAAATGAGAGTTTAGAGGATGTGGCGGCTGGTGGTTCAACAGATAATGTTGACCTATCAAATGCAATGGCTGCTTATACCGCCGCTATAAGTAAAACAAAAGATATTAAAATATCTTAACGGAAAAAAGCAATAGGGAGAAAATACATGTATCTTTCAGAAACACATGAAAAAAAATGGCAGCCAGTCCTAGAGCATCCGGATTTACCAAAAATCTCGGATCCTTATAGGCGTGCCGTTACATCTGTAATCTTGGAAAACCAGGAAGCAGCTTTAAAAGAAGACAGAGCGTTTATGTCTGAAGCAGCTCCTACCAACTCTACAGGTAGTGGTGTAGCAAATTGGGACCCAATCCTAATTTCACTCGTAAGACGAGCTATGCCAAACTTAATCGCATATGATATCGCTGGCGTTCAGCCAATGACTGGACCAACTGGCCTTATCTTTGCAATGAGAAGTAGATATACTTCACAAACTGGACAAGAAGCTATGTTTGACGAAGCAGATTCCGACTATACAGGTCGAAACGCTGCTGGTTCAAGCGTTGATGGCTTCACTACAGAAGACCACTCAGGTACTAACCCAGCTGTATTAAATGACGGCTCACCAGGTACTTACACAAAAGGTGGTGGAATGACTACAGCAGCTGCTGAAGCTCTAGGTGATGACAGCGGAAACCAATTCGCTGAAATGGCATTCTCAATTGAGAAATCAACGGTGACTGCTAAATCAAGAGCTCTTAAAGCAGAATACACTATGGAACTTGCACAAGACTTAAAAGCAATCCATGGTTTAGACGCTGAGACTGAACTTGCAAACATTCTATCTGCTGAGATCCTTGCGGAAATCAACAGAGAAGTTGTAAGAACGGTTTATGTCAATGCTGAAAAAGGCGCACAAACTGGTAATGTTACAACACCAGGTATCTTTGACTTAGACACAGATTCCAACGGAAGATGGTCAGTTGAAAGATTTAAAGGTTTGATGTTCCAATTAGAAAGAGACGCTAACAGAATTGCACAAAGAACAAGAAGAGGAAAAGGTAATATTATTATCTGTTCTGCTGATGTTGCTAGTGCATTACAAATGGCAGGCGTTTTAGACTATACTCCAGCATTAAACAACAATCTATCAGTTGATGACACAGGCAATACATTTGCTGGTGTTCTTAACGGCAGATACAAAGTGTACATTGATCCGTACTCTGCTAACTCATCTAGTAAACAATACTATGTTATTGGTTACAAAGGTACTTCACCATATGACGCAGGTTTATTCTACTGCCCATATGTACCTTTACAAATGGTTAGAGCAGTTGGTCAGGACACTTTCCAGCCGAAAATCGGTTTCAAAACTAGATATGGTCTAGTAGCGAACCCATTTGCGGAAACTGGTGCGATTTCAGGTGCTGCTTCAGCAGTAAATGACGCTGGTTCTGCTAACTCAAACAGATACTACCAAAGAGTGCAAGTTGCAAACTTAATGTAATATCAGTTTAGTTACTATATTAAAAAGGGGGCTTTCACGCCCCCTTTTTTTTGGCCTTTTTCCTGGAGTGGATAAATAGTCCTGTATTATAAAAGGTTAAAAAATGACTACTATTAATTCATATGGCAGACAGCCTACAAAAACAGACTATGCTTCACCTACGCAGTTTAAGTTTAATATTATTAAATTGCCTAAGGTTGAATATTTCTGTACTGCTGTAAACATTCCAGCTGTATCATTACCAACTAGAACTTTTCAAACACCTCTAGTTGACATTCCTTTACCTGGAGATAAACTAGACTTTTCTAATATTGAGATGTCATTCTTAGTAGATGAAAACTTAGAAAACTACCAAGAAATATTTGGTTGGTTATCAGGCTTAGGTTTTCCTACAGATAATAAACAATACAGAGATTTGTTAAGAGCTGGCGGAGATAGATTTCCTACTTCAAGTGGTGCCAATTTGTCAACGGATCCTGGTAAAGTTAAATATGGTGCAACATCACAAGGTGCAGTATATTCAGACGCAACATTAACAATACTAACAAGTAAAAACAATCCTGTTACTGAGGTACGATTTACAGATATCTATCCAGTATCATTGAGTGGATTGAACTACACACAACAAGCCACAGATGTGGATTACTTAACCGCTACCGTTTCATTTCAGTACAGACAATATGAATTTGCAAGTGCCGGTGATAGTAGAACAACTACCGTAACCTCTTAAAAGCTTTACATTTTAAAGTTTTTGTGTTATTATAGTAAGATTATGGAGATATTATGACTTTAGAAGAACTACAAGATTTAGTTGAGAAAGATATGAAACTCAACGATACTGAACTTGATTTGGAATCGCTGAAAACTCCTCAACTACACAACAAATATATGAAACATCTTAATAACTTTAAGTTGTTATTAAGCAGAGCTGAAGCTGAATTAATTACCACACAAAGAGACAAGTGGGAATATTACACAGGCAAATCAGACCAACAAACATACATTGACAATCCATTTAATTTAAAAGTATTGAAACAAGATGTTGACCAATACATTAAATCAGATGTAGAATATGTCAAAGCAAAACAAAAGGTTGACTATCTGTCAACTATAGTAGATTACTTAGATAAAACTTTAAGACAAATCTCAAGCAGAGATTGGCAAATAAGAAACGCAATTGAATGGCGTAAGTTTACTAGTGGTGCGATATGATACAAACTATATTCTATGATAGATTATTTCCTACACTTATTCAAATACAAGATAACATCTTAGTTGATGATGTAAGATTATCTATTCTATCAGATATACAAAACAAAAAAAAGAATGAAGAGTTTAAACAATGGCAATCAAAGGCCAATCTTCACAATGAAAAACTATATTCAGAATTAACTGATACTATATTAAAAAGTACAAAGTATTATTTTGATAATATGCAGTATGTATATGAAGATTATGAAATTACAGACATGTGGGCAAATGTATATGAAAAAGGTGAAATGCACAGAACACATGGTCATTCAAACAATATGTTAAGTGGAGTTTTTTATGTTAGTAGTATTGACGCACATCCAGGTATTACTTTTTTAGACCCTAGGCCAGCAGTAGATGTACTTGTACCTACAATTAAGAATTATAACACAGACAATTCATCTCTATGGCAATACAATGCAACACAAAATAGATTAATGTTATTTCCGTCTTGGTTAAAACATTATGTTCCTGTAAATGAAACAGATACTAATAGAGTTAGTATTTCGTTCAATGTTATGTTCAGAGGAAAATTAGGATCCTCAGACGATTATTCTTCTGGAAACTTTTAATGAATTCACAAAGATATTTGATTATAGACAAGAAAGATGATGTCTATTTAAAAATAGAAGCAGACGATAGTATTCGTAGAGAACTAGGAGAATACTTTACATTTGAAGTACCTGGTTTTAAATTTATGCCACAATACCGTAGTAGAGTATGGGACGGCAAAATTAGATTATATTCATATGCGACAGGCCAGATTTATGTTGGTCTATATCCATATATATTAGATTGGTGTCAAAAGAATGATGTTCATGTGGTAGATGGCACAAAGATTAAAGACACTAAGATTGACGAAAAGGCAATTGATGGTTTTATTAAAGCATTAAAGATACCTTTTGAAGTCAGAGATTATCAAAGAGAGGCATTTGTACATGGTATTAAGAAAAATAGGTGTTTATTACTTTCACCCACCGCTAGTGGAAAATCTCTTATTGTTTATCTTCTTATTAGGTTCTTCTTACTTAAAATAAAAGAAAATAAAAACAATAAGATTTTAATTATTGTACCAACTACATCATTGGTTGAACAATTATTTAAAGACTTTAAAGACTATGGTTGGTCGTCTGAAAGAAATGTACACAAGATATATCAAGGACACGACAAAGATACTAATAAGTCTGTTATTATATCTACATGGCAATCAATATATAATCAACCTAAAAAATGGTTTAAACAATTTGGTTGTATTGTAGGTGATGAGGCACACTTGTTCAAAGCAGTATCACTAACAAAAATATTAACTAAGTTAGAAAATTGTTCACATAGAATTGGTCTTACAGGTACATTAGACGGAACTAAAACTCATAAATTAGTCTTAGAAGGACTATTCGGTACGGTTAACAAGGTAGTATCTACGACAGAACTACAATTAAAAGGAAAACTGGCCGCATTAAAAATATTATGTTTAGTTTTAAAACACGGTAAAGATGAAAGAAAACATTGTCATGGTATGAACTACCAAGAAGAAATGGATTACATTGTACAATCAGATAAAAGAAACAAGTTTATTAGAAACTTGGCCGCTGGTTTACAAGGCAACTCATTAGTATTATTTCAGTATGTAGAAAAACATGGCAAAGATTTATATGAAAGTATAAGAGACAAAGCAGAAGATAAAAAAGTATTCTATGTTTACGGAGGCGTTGACGCAGATGAAAGAGAAAAAATCAGAGAAATCACAGAGAAGTCGGATAATGCAATTATTGTTGCTTCTTATGGAACATTCTCAACTGGTATTAATATTCGCAATCTTCATAATATTGTGTTTGCTTCACCTTCAAAGTCCAGGATTAGAAATTTACAATCTATTGGCCGTGGACTTAGGTTAAAAGATAACAATAGTCATGCAACCTTATATGACATATCGGACGATTTAACTTATAATGAGAAAGAGAACTACACTCTAGCCCATTTTAGGGAAAGGATAAATATATACAATGAAGAAGATTTTGATTATGAAATCCATAATGTGGAGTTAAATGCAAATGCACCAAAATAACGAAGAAATAAAAATAATAAAGTTAGTTAATGGTGAAGATGTTATTTGTAGAATATTAACTGGCGAAAAACAATTACCAGATAATGGTCCTCTTTTAAGATTAGAAAGACCTTTATTAATAAAATACATTCCACAATTTACTGAGGCTGGATTCAGAGACTATATTGCTTTAACAAAGTGGACAGCCTATACACCAGATAAAATAATTACTATTCCTAAAGATAAGATTATGACTATTACAAATGCAAGTGTTGAGATGAGTAAGAGTTATGTAAACCTTTCTCATGCATACGACAGGTTGCCAGTTTCGCCGTTGCCAAATAAGGTAGACGAAAAGGGCTCGCAGTTGGACGAAGAGGACAATAATGAGTTGAATGAAATATTTGATGAGTTTAATGACAAGACAACTCTACACTAATGGAGCTATGTCTTAATCAAAGCGGACACCGCTATTATACAGATTAAGGCAAGCATGTCAAGCCTAGGACGATATACAACCTAGCATTGACAATAAATGAATAATAATGTATAGTGAGGATATTATGAGTGCAAAAAAAGAACATTATGTAAATAACAAGGAATTTCTGGCGGCTATGACCGAATACAGAAAGACCGTACTAGAGGCGAAATCAGTTGGTAAAGAGAAACCACCAGTCACAGATTATATTGGTGAGTGTTTCTTAAAGATTGCCAATCACCTTTCTTACAAACCAAATTTCATCAACTATACTTTTAGAGACGATATGATTTCTGATGGTATAGAAAACTGCCTACAATACTTAGATAACTTCAATCCTGAAACAAGTCAAAATCCTTTTGCTTATTTTACACAAATCATTTACTATGCATTTGTTCGTAGAATACAAAAAGAAAAGAAACAGATGACTATTAAACAGAGAATGATTGCTGAGGCCAACTATGATGATATGACCTTACAACCAGGTGAAGATAGGGAATTTAAAAATCAATTCACCGAATTCTTACAAAAGAATTTACCTACAGACAATGCAGATATTGTCGTAAAGAAAAAGAAAAAAAAATAAATGCAATATGAAATAATAGATAATGCCTTGACAGAGGCAGACTTTGAACATATTGAAAGTCAATTAACAAGTAGTTACTTTCCATGGTTCTATGGTGAACAAGTTGCTTTGCCTTTCAAAGAAGTAAAGTCAAATATACCACATTTTTATATGGCACATTTGATGTATCAGGCGTATCAACCAAGTAGTCAATACTTCAGTTTGACACAACCTATTCTAAGAAGAATTAAAGCACAAGCAATTATTAGAATTAAATGTAATTTATATCAAGCAACACCTGAAATTATTGAACACGGAATGCATACTGATTTTGACTTCCCACATAAGGGTGCTTTGTTTTATATAAATTCAAATGATGGTTATACCTTATTAGAAGACGGTACAAAAATAAAAAGTGTAAAGAATAGATTGTTACTATTCGATAGCAGTAGGCCACATTCAAGTACCACATGTACAAATACTGCCAGTAGAATGAACATCAATATAAATTATTATTAACGGAGTGAACTTTGAAGATAGCCTTACTTAATGATACCCATTTTGGGGTGCGAAACGATAGTCCTGCTTTTATGGAATATCAGAACAAGTTTTATAATGACTTGTTTTTTCCATATCTAATAGAAAACAATATCACCACACTTATTCACTTAGGTGATGTAGTTGATAGAAGAAAGTTTATCAACCACAAAACAGCACACAATTTCAAACAAGTATTCTGGAACAGGCTAGAAGAACTAAACATTGACACTCATGTTATCATTGGCAACCACGACACATATTATAAGAATACAAATGAAGTAAACGCATTACAGAATTTAAACTTAAACAAAAATTGCACCATTTATACTAAGGCAACCGAAGTCGCATTTGATGGACTTGATATCTTATTTCTTCCTTGGATTTGTGATGATAATTTAGATGATAGTATTCATACTATTGACCAATCACAATCGCCTATTTGTATGGGGCATTTAGAGATTAAAGGTTTCGAAATGCATAAAGGCCATATCAATGAACATGGTTTAGAGAAAGAACAATTTATTAAGTTTGAAAAAGTATTATCTGGCCACTTTCATAAAAAGTCAGATGACGGCCGTATTCACTACCTAGGTACGCAATATGAAATGACATGGTCAGACTACAAATGTCCTAAAGGTTTTCATATCTTTGATACAGAAACAAGAGAAATAGAACGAGTGGCCAATCCACTTAGAATGTTTAAAAAGATTGTTTATGATGATAAGAAGACAGATTATAACCAATTTGATTTATCAGAATATGATAATACACATGTCAAACTATTCATCTCACAAAAAACAGATGATGATATGTACAATAGATTTGTTGAGAAGATGTATAACGCAATCAATGTACACGAACTACAAATCATTGAAGACCCTACAGATTTAAATGCTAGTATCAGAGGTGATATTTTAGAACAAGGTGAAGATACATTAACATTTTTAAATAATTATATTGACCAAGTAGAAACAGATGTAGATAAACAAAAACTAAAACAATTTGCAAAAGAGTTGTATGTAGAGGCAAGTGAATGATACCAGTTAGAACTAGTTACTTTGGTCCTGTTTTAATGCAAACAAAAGTAGACCAAACCAGACTTGACAAATTAAAAGAATATGGTACAATAGCTAGAAATAACAAACAAAGTTTTAATCATAAACTTGCAGGTCATTTAAAGTCACAATTTTATTTTGATGAACAATCGTCCTTATGGTTTTATGATAACTTTAAACAAGAGTTTGACGCATATTCAAATTTGTTTGACGCACATTTTAAACAGAGGTCGATTAAACAATTTGAACCTGTTGGTCTATGGATTAATTACATGAGAAGTGGTGACTTTAATCCTGCACATATACATGGTGCTGACTTATCTTTTGTTATATTTGTAGAAGTGCCAGATGAATTGAAGAAAGAAGCAGACGCACATGAAGGAGATAGTCCAGATCCTGGTTCTATTAGTTTTATTTATGGTGAAGATTCCGATTGGGTAGTTTCAAGTCATGCACACTTTCCGGCAACAGGAGATATGTTTATATTTCCAGCAAAATTGAGACATTTTGTAATGCCTTTTAAATCTGATATAGAAAGAGTAACCGTATCAGGCAATTTGAGAATGATAAATGATAATATTCAAAAAAATTAGATATCAAAACTTTCTATCTAGTGGTAATATTCCTATTGAGATAGATTTAGATAAGTCACCTACAACATTGATTGTTGGTACTAATGGTAGTGGTAAGTCCACACTATTAGACGCCTTATGTTTTGTATTATTCAATAAACCATTTCGTATCATTAAGAAAGAACAGATGGTAAACACTATCAACAATCAAGACGCATTGGTTGAGGTAGACTTTCAAGTAGGCACAAAGAACTATACCGTCAAACGAGGCATTAAACCAAATATCTTTGACATTATTTGTAATGGTGAACAACTAAACCAAGACGCAAATAACATAGACTATCAAAAATACTTAGAACAGAATATTATGAAGTTGAACTATCGTTCATTCATTCAGGTGGTCATACTAGGTTCTTCATCATACGAACCGTTTATGAAGATGAAACCACGATATCGAAGAGAAGTTGTTGAAGAGATACTTGATATCAGAGTTTTTGGCCTAATGGACCTAATTTTGCGTTCACAACAGAGTGACCTCACAAAAACATTGACGGAGGTGCGTCATAAGGCGGAGTTAATAAAGACCAAGTACGAAACAGAGTCCAAGTATCTAACTACCATCCAAGCGCAAGGAAATGACATCCAGACGGCTAAACAAAATAAGCTAGAAGAATATAACAAAAAAACCATAGAATTTGAAACAAAATTACAAGAATTGAATGAAGAGATTGCCGTAACAAAATCCAAGCTAGAAGGACAAGAAAAGACTAATACCAAATTAAGAGAACTACAAAAGATTGAAACAAAGATTGAGACTAATCTTAATTCACATAAGAAGACATTACAATTCTTTTTAGATAATGATAATTGTCCTACTTGTACACAACCAATAGACGAACATTTTAAAGGTGACAAGTGTAACTCAGAAACAAAAATCATTGACAAGTTAGAAATAGGCATGTTAGACTTGGTAAAAGAGATTACTAAACAGGAAGAACGAGTAACCGAATTCTCAAAAATATCATCTAAGATAAATGAGATGAGTGTAGAGGTTGCAAAGATTAATACTTCACTTGATAGTTTAAAAAACTATAGTGACCAGATACATGAAGAGTTAAGACAATCTTCTAATAGAAGTGTTGACATTGAAAGTATTAAAAAATCATTAGAAGATATGTCGGCTGAATTAGGTCTGGCAGAAAGTCATTTAACAGATGTACAAGAAGAAAAATCATATGTAGATGTATTAAGAGAAATCTTAAATGACAAAGGTGCTAAGGCGCAGATTATTCGTAAGTATGTACCTATTATGAATACTTTAATCAACAAGTATTTACAACAAATGGATTTCTTTGTATCTTTCCATTTAGATGAAGAGTTTAATGAAACGGTAAAAAGTAGATTTAGAGATACCTTTAACTATAATAATTTTAGTGAAGGTGAAAAGATGAGAATTGACCTTGCTTTGTTATTTACATGGCGAGACATTGCTCGTATGAAAAATAGTACCAATACTAATCTATTAATACTAGATGAAATCTTTGATAGTAGTTTAGATGGCCAAGGCACAGATGATTTCTTTAAAATTATTAAAGCATTAGAAAAAGAAAATATCTTTATTATATCACATAAAGGTGATATTCTTTTTGATAAATTTTCTAATATTATTAAGTATGAGAAATATAAAAACTTTACGAGGTTACAACCAGCATGATTATAGAGAAGTGGTTTCCTCAGACAATCGCATATACTTTTTATGATGGTGATAAAAGTTATATAAAAAAATTACAAGACAAATGTTTTGAAATACAAAGTAAGATTGAAAAGGGTGGTGAGTTTTGGCAATCAGATGTATATAATACAATTAACAAATATGATTTAAACACCGATAATGACTTTAAAGAACTTAATAAATGGGTTGATGAAAGAGTAAAAGACTATACAAATGAATTACAATTTTTGTTTGGTGATTTATCAAAAGAACAATCTTGGTTTAATATATACAAGAGAGGTGACTACCAAGAGTACCACCACCATGCAATGAATATGGTATCAGCAATATTCATATTAAAGGCAGGTGATGAGAATACAAAGGTGTCATTTGATAATCCACATACTGATATGATTTATGCAGACGGACCAACACAAGTTTCTTATAAATCAGAGGATTGTAAATTGATTATTTTTAGAAGTCATTTAAAACATGCAGTAACAATGCACAACTCAGATGAACCAAGAATTAGCATTGCTTACAATTACAGAAGGATAATTACATGAGTGAAGTAAAAGAACTAAAGTTAATACCGCCTACAGACCCCAGAGTTTTGAGTGCTATTGCACCATTTAAAGATGATATGTTATCAGAACATGGATTTAAAGATAGACACGAATTAAAAGAGGCTATGTTTGCAACTATGAAAAAATATGGTGGCATTGGTCTAACATGCAATCAAGTTGGATTGCCTTTCAATATGTTTGTTTTAGGTGGACACCCACAGATAGAAAGAGGATTAGAATTAACTTGTTTTAATCCTATGATTATTTCTTCAAGTGAGGAACAGGTAATGTTTAAAGAAGGTTGTCTAACTTTTCCATTCTTATTCTTATCAATTAAAAGACCAAGAAAAGTAGTGGTAAAATACGAAGATGAAAATGGTGATTTAAAAGAAGGCCATTTAGATGGTATGATGAGTAGAATATTCCAACATGAATATGACCATACGATTGGTAGAGTGTTTACTGAGGGAATGTCAAAGTTAAAATTAGACCTGGCTAGAAAGAAGGCCATGAAACAGATAGAACTGGCAAAGAAATATGGCAAAACGCAAGCTTAAAGATGGTAAAGAGGTAGATGTACTAAACAGACCTATGAGTTTAGAAATCTTTACAAGAGTACCTGAGAAATGGAAAATAGTTGATATGGAAACAGGTGAACAATATGTGGGTACCAAGAATACTGAAAGATTTAAACAATGGAAAAGAATTATATTAAAGTCATAGATAACTTTTTAAAACCAACATATCATAACGAGATAAAGAGAATACTCGAAGGTGATATGTTTCCATGGTTCTATAAGAGTAATATATCTTTGCCTAGTGAGATGATAAAAACAGATGAACTAACTAGTTATGGTTTTTTTCATATGTTAGATAACAATTCTCCATATGGTAAATTCTTTACACCATTCTTCTATGATTGTATAGACACAATAGGTGCAAAAGAAGTCATAAGAGCAAGAGCTGATATGACTATGTACAGCCACAAAGAAAAGACACACGAACCACATGTTGATATGCCTAATAAAAACCATTGGTCAGTAATCTATTATGTAAATGATAGTGATGGTGATACTATTGTTTATGATGAATTATATGATAAGAAATATGAAGAAGACCCTATGTACACATATAAACCAGAAGATTTTACAGAGATAAAAAGAGTATCTCCTAAGGCAAACAGACTATTCATATTCAATGGCCTCAATATGCATACAGGCCAATCACCAACAAAACATAAGAACCGTATTATAATTAATTGCAATTTCGTTTGAGACTTGACATTTTAAGAATTTTAGTTTAGGATATACATTATGAGTTATTCGTGGAAAAAAGGCATGTCGATTGACGACCAATGGCAAAGTTGGTCAGATAACAATCCATTAGACAAAGTGCCAGATGTAGATACAGAAAAATTAAAGGCGCAAGTTATTAAAGACTTGACCTTTGTTTCTGCTATGGATGTAAAAGAATATACTTTGTATCAGAAATGGTGTGAAGTACAACACAAATATCCTACGGTTGAAACTAATAGTTTTTTTGATGATACAGGCAAAACATTAAAAGACCCAGCACAAGGTCAATTACTACAAGAGATTAAAAATAACTTCTGGTTGCCAGAAGACCCCGAAGAATATATTGATTTAGAACCTGAGTTAGTTTACACAGACACTAACGAAACATTATCTAAGGCTACTAACGCACAAGGTCCTGCCGTTTGGAATGGTCTAAGAACTTTCCTTTCTACAATGAAAAACAATAGTAACATTGGTAGAAATCTAAACTTTTTAATTAGAGATAAGAAGACAGGCAAATTTCTTGGTGTAACTTGTATGTCCTCAGACTTCTTAGATTTAACACCAAGAGATAAACACATTGGTTGGGAACGAGAAGCTAAAACTCAACGAATGATTAATCATACTTGTATTGGTAGTACGATTGTACCTATTCAACCATTAGGTTATAATCTAGTAGGTGGTAAACTACTTGCTCTATTATGTTTATCAGATACGGTAGAGAAAACTTGGGAAGCACAATACAAAGATAAACTTGTGGGTGTTACAACAACATCACTATATGGTAAGACAAAAGAAATACCATTATCACAATACGATAGATTATTTGGTTGGAAGAAAATGGGTTGGACAGCAGGTTCAGTTTCATTTGAACCAGAAAAACCAACACAGAAACTTATTCAACAATGGTTGATGAAAAACCACACATATAAATTCTTTGAATGGTATGTTGCAAAGAAAGATAGTGGTCAACCTCATAAAAGAGACCATAGAAATAGAAGTTTAACATTTACCTATAACAAATTAGGTATTGATAAAAAGTTAATTAAATCAGAACACGCTAGAGGTATTTACTTTGGTGAATTATTTAATAACACAAACGAATTTTTAAGAGAAGAAATTAAAGAAGACAAGTTAGTTAGAAAGTTTGACAATTCAGTAGAAGCATTAACAGAGATATGGAAAAACAAATACGCTAAGAAGAGATTGGCGTCTTTAAAGAAACAAGATAGAGTTTCAACCGAAAGCCATTTCTATGATGATATTATCTATATGAGTTGGGAAGAATGTAAATCTAAGTATCTGTCGCAAGTAGGAAGATAATGAACAAGATAGCTGAAATGCTAGGTTACAAAGAAGTAACTTCTATTGATGGTTTAGATTTATCTCAATGGGTCAAACTAGGTGAGATATTCCTTAACGACAATAAGTTATCATTAAACACCACTTGTTTAAAAGAATACAGAAAGAATCCAAGAGGAAGACTTTACATTTTAACTAACAATAGTAAAATAGTAAAGATTGGTGGCTCGCAAGACAAAGGCGGTATCGAAGCGACCATCTCGGCTTATTTCAGAGGCGATATTGGCAAGACAGAGAGTATGAGAAATTATGCAATCTGTAAGTATATGAAACAAGAATTGCTTGCTGGTAATAGGTTAGAAGTCTATTTTTTACTACTGCCGATTGTTGAAGTAGAGATACCAACATTCAATGGTAAGAAATACAAGAAGGAGATACCTATTGATTTTCACACGGTAGAGAAAGAGTTTGTTGATGAATACCACAAAATCAATGGCGTGTATCCGGATTTAAATATACAAGAAAGTAATCGTACATGGAAAGAATTAGGTCTTTCTGAGGGTTATGTGTATAAAACAAATTAGGACTAAATAGAAATGAATTTCAATGAGTACCAAGAAATGGCCAAGACAACGGCTATCTACGACAAGAAACACCAGATTTTATATCCAGCGTTAGGACTTGCCGGTGAAGCAGGCGAAGTGGCGAACAAAGTTAAAAAATTAATAAGAGATGGATATGAGAAGAATAAAGATTATCGTAAAGAGATATCCGCTGAAATTGGCGATTGCCTGTGGTATATCGCTGTATTGGCTGATGATATTGGCTGCGACCTCCAAACTATTGCTGACAACAATATAGTTAAATTACAAGACCGAATGAACCGAGGTGTTATCGGTGGCAATGGTGACAATAGATGAAAGTAGTCATTGCAACTGGCGGTTTTGACCCTTTACATTCAGGACATATAGAGTACCTGAAATGTGCCGCCGCCTTAGGCGACCATTTGATTGTAGGACTTAACTCAGACAATTGGTTAAAAGAAAAGAAAGGCAAATACTTTATGCCTTTCTATGAACGAGAAAAGGTTGTAGAAAACCTATCGTTTGTACACAATGTAATACCGTTTGATGATTGGGACGGTACGGCCATTGAGTGTATTCTAAAAGTCAAAAGATTTTACCCTAAAGCACACATTATCTTTGCCAATGGTGGTGATAGAACTGCCGAGAACATACCTGAAGAGAAGTATTTCCAATCAGATGACTGGATTACCTTTGCTTTTGGTGTAGGAGGTACGGAGAAGCGTAACTCCTCATCAAGCATTTTAGAGAAATGGGCTACAAACCAGACCGAAAGACCGTGGGGATATTATAGAGTTATACATAATGAACTCAATGTAGTTAAAGTAAAAGAATTAGTTGTAATGCCTGGCGAAAGACTATCTATGCAAAAACATAAAGATAGGTCAGAACATTGGTTTATCAGTAAAGGTGTGGCCACCGTCTATACAATCAATAGTAACACAGATTTAGAACTACTAGGTGAGTATAAAATGTTTGATAACTTACATATAGAGAGAGGTGAATGGCACCAGTTATGTAATGAAGAACATATACCACTTAAAATTATCGAAATCCAGTATGGAACGGACTGCTCGGAAGACGATATTGAGCGAAAAAATACAATAAATTAGCTGTGCGATTTGACGCAGCTACATAAACCCTTGTCCTATAAGGGTTTTTTGTTGAAAAAAAATTAAAAAAAAATCACAAAAACGCTTGACTTATATGGAAAAGGCCTGTAGGATGGACACATATGATGAAAAAGGACACTAATATGAACACTATAAATTTAGAAGTTAAGAGTAATCTCGCTAAACTTCTAGCAAACGAAAATATTACCGTTAGACACGACAAAGTTGCGACTGCTTCTTTTGATGTCAAAAACAGAATTCTAACCCTACCAATTTTCAAAGAACAATCTGGTGATGTCTATGACATGCTTATAGCACACGAATGTTCACACGCATTATATACACCTTATGAAGAATGGGAAGGCATTACTGACCAAGAACTAAGGTCATATGTCAATGTTATCGAAGACACAAGAATTGACAAATTAATTCAAGCAAAATATCCTGGTGTAGTTAAAAACTACCTAAACGGTTTTGATATCTTAGAAAAAAAGAACTTCTTTGGTCTTTATGGTAAAGATATCAATACAGACTTAATGATTATCGACAAGATTAATCTAAGAAGTAAATCACTTAACAGACTACCTTTTTCATTTAACGACCAAGATAATAACTGGTTGGCTAAAGTTGACCAAGTGACTACCTTTGATGATGTACTTTCACTTGCTAAAGAGATGTTAGCATGGCAGAAAGAACAAGTTGAGGAAATGCAAAAACTTCCTAACTTTGATGAGTTATCTATTGTTAAAACTTATGAACTTGGTAATGAAGATGACTTTGAAGATGAGTTTGATAGTGCTGATGATAACGACCAATCAGATGAAAAAAATGATTTCAATAACTTTGGTGATGAAAAAGCAGATGATGAAAAACCTGCTAATGAAAATTCATCTAGTACACAAGAAGAAAAAACAGAAAATAAAGAAGAAAAAACTGGTGAACCTGGTCAATACGGTAAAGGTTCAGATGGCACACCATCTAACAAACTTTTAAAAGCTGTAACTGACCAAGCTTACGAAGAAAAGAAATCAGAACTACTTGATAGTAAGACAAAAGGTTTCACTTACGGTTCTATACCAAAAGCAAATCTTAAATCTATCTTTACTTACAAAAAGTTTCTTCAATTAATGCAAGAAGAAAGAATTAGACATAGAGCATACAATTATGAAGATGTGCCATATATGTCATGGTTAAAAGATACATTTAAAAAGTTTCAAAAAGAAAACAAGAAAACGGTTATGTATCTTGTTAAAGAGTTTGAGATGAAGAAAGCTGCTACTGCTTACAAGAGAGCACAAACAGATAAGACAGGTATTATTGACCCTTTAAAACTACCTAGTTACAAATACTCAGATGATATCTTTAAGAAATTGACTATTATACCTGATGGTAAAAACCACGGTATGATGATGTTACTTGATTGGTCTGGTTCTATGAGTGATACTCTAATGAATACCGTTGAGCAATTACTTAACCTTGTAGAGTTTGTTAGAAAAGTAAATATTCCTTTTGAAGTTTATTTCTTTACTAGTGAGAGAAGTGATAAACAAGAAAAGTCATTTAACTACAAAGAAGGTGATTGGTCGTTTGAGAACTTCAATCTAGTTAATTGCTTTAGTCACAGAATGACTAAGAAAGAATTTGAATTAGCAGGTATGTATATGTACCACATGGCACAATATTACAATGCTAATTATTGTTATCAAAAAGATTTTGATAGTGATTTAAGAATGGCTAGATACAATAGTTTTGGTGTTCCTAATGCATTGTACTTAGGTAATACACCACTTAACGAAGCGTTGGTGTTTTGTAATGAATTGATACCAATGTTCAAAGACAAATATGGTATTGAGAAAATGACCTTTATTACCTTAACAGATGGTGGGGCAAACAGCTTTAGAAAGCAAATGTATAACCCAGCAGAGATTGGTAGTGATGAATGGTACAAATCAAGTGTGGTTGATTATGATAAAACAGCCGTGTTGCAAAGTGGTAAAAATAAGATTGTATTAGATAGTTACTATGATTTAACAGACAAGTTGTTGACCATGATTAAAAACAAATATGATTGTAACATACTTGGTTTCTTTATCCTTAAAAGAGTTAAAAGGTGGGATATTGAGAAGTATATGGAAGGCAAAGACTATATGGAAAGAAGTAGAAAAACTGAATTAGCCAGAAAAGAAATGACCAAAAACAAGGCCATTGCTGTTGACAAACCTGGTTATAACAAATACTTTTTACTAGATGGTAAAAGACTTAAAGTTGAGAACTTTGATATGTCTGATACTGAAATTAAAAAAGAAACCGTTGGTGAGTTTAAGAGAATGTTTGGTAAAGCAATGCAAAATAGATTGGTTTCCAGAGTGATTTTAAACAAATTTATAGCGGAGGTTGCATAGACAGGATGTCGCACCTTGGAAAGTCACACCTGGCAACGAAAAAAAAGTTGAAAAAAAGTGAAAATAATGGTTGCCATTTTCAGGAAACTCCTGTAGGATGGACCCATAAAGTGAGAAATTAACTTAAATATGAAAGGACATACACTATGTTAAATACTAAACAAAAAGAGTTTGTTGATTATGCCGTTCAAAAATTCGGTACTGCCGAGTTAACGGTTCAACAACTTAAAGAAGCCAACAAAAAGTTTGGCTGTAAATATGCACCTCAATGGTTGATTAAGAACTCAGACTACAAAATTGGTAAGTCTATGTTCAAACTACCAGTTGATGGTGAAGGAGTTGGTGAGACTACTCCGGTTGCTGAAAAGATTTTGGCACCAGAAAGTCAAAAAAATTATGAGGCGGCTTATGTTGTGTCTTCACTAACAGGCGATATTGTTCCTAAAAAGGATCCAGTATTCGTTTCATTTGGTAACTATCCAGATGTTAAACAGATTGTTAAATCTGGAATGTTTTATCCAATCTTCATTACTGGTTTGTCTGGTAATGGTAAGACAATGGGTGTTACTCAGGCTTGTGCCGAGAATAAGAGAGAACTTATTAGGGTTAACATTACCATTGAGACAGATGAAGACGACCTTTTAGGTGGTTACAGACTTAAAGACGGTCAGACCGTATGGCAAAATGGTCCTGTTATCGAAGCCATGGAAAGAGGCGCTGTCTTGTTACTTGATGAGATTGACCTTGCGTCTAATAAGATTATGTGTTTACAACCAATCTTAGAAGGCTCTGGTGTCTTTGTTAAAAAGATTAACAAGTTTGTGAAACCTGCTGATGGTTTCAATGTCATTGCTACTGCCAATACAAAAGGTCAAGGTAGTGATGATGGTAAGTTTATCGGTACTAATGTATTGAACGAGGCGTTCTTGGAAAGATTTCCAATTACCTTTGAACAAAAGTATCCAACTGCTAAGGTTGAGGAGAAAATCCTTATCAATACTTTAGAAAAGTCTGGTAAAAAAGACAAAGACTTTTGTAATAAGTTGGTAACTTGGGCTGATGTAATCAGAAAAACCTACTTTGATGGTGGTGTTGATGAGATTATTTCAACCAGAAGGTTAGTACATATCATTCAAGCGTTTGCTATCTTCAATAACAAAATGAAAGCTATTGAAGTGTGTACAAACAGATTTGATGATGATACAAAGAATTCATTTATGGAACTATACCAGAAAGTTGACGCTGGTGCTACTGCTGAGCAGATAGCAGAACAGCAAAGACAATCTGATATTGCTTCCCAAATGAGTGAGGAGGAGTCCTCAGATGACCAAGAGGTTATCTAATACTCAATTCTTCGCATTAAGCGAAGAGTGTCCTTTCGAAACGGTGGTAGGGGGTAGTGTCCCTACCACCACTTTTTTGAAAAGGACAAGAAAGGTTAAAGTATAATTTGGCGATAGAAATAAAAGTAAGAAATGGCAATTTAGAACAGGCTATGCGTGTTCTTAAAAGAAAGGTTCAGAAAGAGGGTCTTATCAAAGAAATTAGAGATAGACAATACTATATGAAACCTTCAGAAATTCGTAGAGAGGCTAAGAAGCAAGGTATTAAAAATACTAAAAAGCGATTAGCTAAACTTGAAAGAATGAAATAATAGAGATTTCGTTCCATCTGCTGTGCCGTGAAGTGTAATAAATAGTATGTGGAGGCAATTCGTAAGACCTCCAGCGATGGAAGGGGTGACGCCTCGGTTCAATCCGAATAGTCAGCAGTTGGTAGTCTGCTTTATCAAAACTACCACCTTATCTGGTCCATTGGCCTTCGTAGCCGTAAAAGGTCGCTAGCGTGACCTCGGGAAATGTGTCTTTAAGTAGATACTAGGGTAAAAGTGGGTGAGGCCTACCACTACCAGATACAGAGGGGTTTTAGCATTTGCGCTTAGTTTCACCTCTATAATCTCCAAACTAAAGCTGCGGCTCTCTTTGGTAGTTTAAGACCCTAAACCGAAACTACCACTTATATGAGGATATGAAAATGGTGAATATTATAAAGTATGTGGCTGCTTCGACTATATTAATAGCGATAGCATTACACACAATACCAGAAGCATACCCTTATAATGTCATAGTACACATGTTAGGTGCTATTCTATGGACCTATGTGGGTATCAAATGGCAAGAGAAGAGTATTCTTCTCAATTTTACACCACAGATAGTAATTCTTGGTGTAGGATTAATTATACATTATGGGTTGACATTTTAAAATGAATACCTATATAAATAAATGTGAAAGTGCCATAATGGGCTTTCATTTAATAACAATAAACTTTGCTTAATAAAAGGAGGTTTGTATGACAAACAAAGCACTAAGTATATTCAATCAATTAAGACCGGTAACAATCGGTTTTGATAATGTCTTTGACCATTTCGAAAGAATGTTTGAAGACGACTTTAGAGGACTTTCTGTCCCTAATTTCCCACCATACAACATTGTAAAGACAGGTAAAAATACCTATGATGTTGAACTTGCATTAGCAGGTTATTCTAAAAAAGATATTGATGTATCTTTGGAAGATGGTGTATTAACTATCAAATCAATCAAAGAAGAAAAAGAAGATAACGAGGAAGATGGTGTTATCCATAAGGGTATCGCTAAAAGATATTTCTCTAAAGCTTTTACAATCGCTGATGATGTTGAAGTTAAAGGTGCCGAACTAAAAGACGGCCTTTTAAAAGTGTCTTTGGAAAGAATTATTCCAGAACACAAACAACCAAAGACTATTGAAGTTAAATAGTTAATTGGATATATATTGGTGGCGGGAATATTCCGCCACCTTAACACACAACACAGACACAAAGGAGAAAATTATGTCAAGTGGAAAAAACCCATTCGAAATTCGTTTCGATACTTTAGCAATGGCTAAAGAAATGTTAGATAAAGCATATGATACACAAGTTGGTATCTTTTATGAAAATCTAAACAAAGTAAAAGAAGCAAACAAAGATATAACTGAATATACTGAAAAGTATTTGCCTAAAATGTATTCACCAACCGAGGTGATGAAACAGGCTGCTGAGTTATATTCATTTGTAACTAAGAAAGACTAAGAAGTAAAATTAGATGGCCGTCCTAGGCTTGACAAAGACGGCCATCTAGTGTATATTGAATAATGCGGATGTCGTATAAAAGTATTATATTTGATTTCCAATCAAATGAAAGTGGGGCAGTACCACTCATCCGCTCCAAATAATATTATGAAGGAGAAAATATATTATGAATTTGAGTGCTAACACAATGTCAGTATTAAAAAACTTTGCTGATATTAACGAGAACATTTTGTTCAAACCTGGTAATACAATCTCTACGATTTCAAATCAAAAGAATGTATTAGCAGAAGCAACAATTGATGAAACCTTTGAACAGGAATTTGGTGTATATAAATTGCCAGATTTCTTACGAGCTATTGAATTGTTTGATAAGAGTACATTACAATTTAATGGTGGACAATCTCTACACATTGTAGATGATAATAGTAAGTCTAAGATTAAATATGTATTCGCTGATAAATCCGTTTTGATGACGCCATCAAAATCAATCACAATGCCAGATAAGTTTGTTACCTTTACTTTAGTTAAGGGTGTATTCGATAAACTTATGAAAGTGGCTACACAACTAAATCTACCAGATATTTCAATTCAAGGTGATGGTAAGGTTATTAAGTTGGTTGCGTTTGATAAGAAGGATTCTTCTACTAATGACTATGTATCAGAAATTGGTACAACTGATAAAACCTTTAAGGCTTTCTTTAAGAAAGAGAACTTTAAGTTAATTAATGGTGATTATGATGTTGCTATCTCTTCACAAAAGATTAGTCATTTCATTAACAAAACAACCAAAGTGCAATACTGGATTGCTGTAGAACCTGATAGTGAGTTTTAATTATGCAATTCAGCAAAACTGAGTGGCACCAAGTAGCTTCTGAATTCAAGTATGATGTAGATGATGAATTCATCATACAAGATTTCGGTTCAGTACAAAGATTTAAAGAAATCTTATCACACCAAGAACAGCAGTTTGGTTCTAAAATAGAACCTATTGGCGAAGAACCTACAGACGAAGAAAACGATAAGTTTTGGGAGTTTGTAAGTGAGTGTGACTATGAACGAGAAGATGATTGGTGGACAGACAGAAAAGGTGGATATGAAGTTACCTTTTCTTATGATGAAGATGAACAAGTGAATGATTGAAACACCTTTTTCAACACCAATATATTATAATCAGATAACAGGTCCACAATTAAACAATGTGCAAACCGAATTATCTGAGTTGTTGAAAACGGTTGAATTCAAATACCATGATGAGTGGAAATCTCATTACTTAGGAGGTGACTTTGATAGTACATTTACATTCAAACACTTTCAACAAGTATTAGATGAAAACTTACCTGTTTATTGTAACGAAATAAATTATCATATGCCTGAATATAAAACCATATCTTGGTTTTCATTATTCAAACCTGGTAATTATGGACATAAACACGACCATGGTACTGCTGATATATCTGGAGTATATTATTACCAAACAAGTGGTGATGATGGCGATATAAAGTTTTATACACCAGCGTATCAAACGAATTCATCAATCTTTAAACATTATGCTGGAAGACCATTTGGCCATAAACCAAATGTAGGTAAATTAATTTTATTTCCTGGTTATCTCCTACATAGTATAGATACTAATTTAACAGATAGCGAGAGAATAAGTTTGTCTTTCAATATATACTTTAAGAATTATTAATTATGAAACAAGTGAGGAAAAAATGTCAGACCATTTATGGGTAGAAAAGTATCGGCCAAAGACAATTGATGATTGTATTTTAGCTGAAGATACTAAAGAGACTTTCAAAAGTTTTCTAAAACAAGGCGAGTTACCAAATTTACTATTATCAGGTACACAAGGTACTGGTAAGACTACCGTTGCTCGTGCTTTATGTGAACAACTAGGCGTAGATTATATTATCATTAACGGTTCAGATGAAGGCCGTCAAATTGATACACTACGACACAAGATTAAGAACTTTGCTTCAACCGTTTCTCTAACGGCAGAGGCAAACCACAAAGTAGTTATTATTGATGAGGCAGACTATATGAATGCCGAGTCCGTACAACCTGCTTTGCGTAATTTTATCGAAACATTTTACAAGAATTGTAGATTTATCTTTACTTGTAATTTCAAAAACAAAATCATTGAACCTCTACATAGTAGATGTACCGTAATTGATTTTAGAATTGTTAATGGCCAGAAAGTAAAAACTGCCAAACAACTTCTAACTAGATTACAGGACATTCTAAAGAAAGAAGAGGTTGAATATGACCCTAAAGTATTGGCTGAGTTAATTCAGAAATACTATCCAGACTTTCGTAGAACTATAAATGAACTACAAAGATATTCTGTAAGGGGTAAAATTGATAGTGGTATTTTGTTTAGTTTATCTGAAGCCAATAACAAAGAGTTGGTCGCTTCTTTAAAAGAGAAACGATTTAATGATATGCGTAAATGGGTTGTTCAGAACTTAGACAAAGAACCATCTTCTTTATTCAGAGGTGTATATGATGTTCTAACCAATGCGTTAGAGGCTTCGTCTGTACCTCAGATGATATTAATTGTCGCTGGTTATCAATACAAGGCTGCCTTTGTTGCCGACCAGGAAATTAACTTAATTGCTTGTCTAACTGAGATTATGGCGAGTTGTAAATTTAAATGAGTATAAGCGGGTGTAGCTCAGGAGTAGAGCATTTCGTTGCCAACGAAAATGTCGCAGGTGCGAATCCTGTCACCCGCTCCAAATTTGCCCTCTTAGCTCAATTGGTAGAGCAACTGATTTGTAATCAGTAGGTTGGCGGTTCAATTCCGTCAGAGGGCACCATTGAGGTTAATATATTATGAGTTATGAACTAAAAGATTATCTAAACGCTATCAATACATCTAAAGAAAAACTATTAGATAGTGATGATATTATGTGGGAGAAAAAATATTCTCCTTACATTATCAATCGTTGCCTGTCAATGCATTACGATTGTATAGCACAAGCCAATGAGATGAATGGCTTCCACTTCCTTGACAAAAAAGTACAATTTGACTTTTATATAAATAGTATCCGTAAGAAAAAGCGATTTGGTGGTAAATGGTTATCACAATCGAAGATTAAAGACATGGAGTATGTGAAAGAGTATTATGGCTATAGTAATGAAAAAGCAAAAGAAGCTCTAACCATACTAAATGATGAACAATTGGAACTAATTAAAAAGTCCTTGGAAAAGGGTGGGAGAAAAAAATGAGTGAAGAGATTATAAAATGGTCTCAGGCAGATATGCTTGAGGTAACAATCAAACAACCAGATGATTTTCTAAAGGTTAGAGAGACCTTGACGAGAATAGGTGTTGCAAGTCGTAAAGACAAAACCCTATATCAATCTTGTCATATTTTACACAAACAAGGTAAGTATTATATTACCCATTTTAAAGAGTTATTTGCTTTAGATGGTAAGAAATCTACTTTGGTTGAAAATGATATTCAAAGAAGAAATACAATTGCGCTACTATTACAAGATTGGAACTTAATTGATATCGTTAAAAAGGATAGTGTTGACAACAAAGCACCACTAAGCCAGATAAAGGTTTTACCTTATAAAGAAAAAAATGACTGGAACTTGACAGCTAAATATAATATAGGTAAAAAACCTGGCGAAAGTGAAACAGATGGCAAGTAAATGCAAGTACCAAAATTTAAAGACTATTTAACAGAAGCTAAAGTAGATAAAGAAAAATTCTTGCGTCTGCTCATCATTACAGATGAACCAGAAAAGGCAAAAGAATTTCATACTGCTGATAGACTTAGAGAAGAGTGTGATAAGTTAAAATATCCACACTATCTTTTTAAACTTACTGGCGGTTATACTACTTACGAGGACGGTGTTCGTAGATTTCATAACCAAGATGATAAAAAAGGTTTTGAAATTGATAGTGATACCGTTGCAATCATTCGTGGTAGTGTTGTCAGAAAAGATAGTTGGATGGACTTTGTGTCTATCTTAGAAAGAGCCAATGTATGTTGTGTAAACAACAGACAAAGTATTAATATTTGTGCAGACAAGTATAGAACTTCATTAAGACTTGCAGATTATGGTTTAACAGAACCTAAAACTATTCTTATCAATGACCCCGAAAAATCAGTAGAACTAGTTGAAGAAGCTGGTTTAAAGTTTCCTATTATTCTAAAAACACTTAGAGGTTCTAAAGGTGTTGGTGTATTATTTGTTGATACAGAAAAAGGTTTAGATAGTATTGTACAATTAATTCATAAACAAGATGAAGACACAGATTTATTAGCACAACAATATATTAAAACAGATTATGATGTAAGGGTACATATTTTAGGTGGCAAAGTAATTGCAGCTATGAAACGACCAGTTATTGAAGGCGACTTCAGGTCAAATGTATCACAAGGTTCTGTACCAGAAAAGATAGAACTTACAGAATTAGAAATTGAAGAAAGTCTAAGAGCTGCTAAGGCAGTAAACGGACATTGGTCGGCAGTTGATTTCATACCTAGTAAAAATAGGGAGAAAGAACCGCCGTTTATGTTAGAGGTGAATTCATCACCTGGTACTGAGGGAATTGAGGATGCGACTAAACTTAATATATCTAACATTGTTATCAACTACTTTGCTGATAAAAATAACCGGTATAAAACACCAACGGAGTGTGGCTATAAAGAAGTGGTCACAATTAAACCTTTTGGGGAAATCGTTGCTAAGTTTGATACTGGTAATTCAGGCATGCCAGTTATACACGCTGATAAGTATAAGGTGGATGGTAAACAAATTAGATGGACTCTTTTGGGTAAGACTATAACCTCAAACATTATTCGTAAAGAAGACATATCAGTAGGCGGCTTAAGAGATTATGATGAGACCAGATATGTTATCAAACTTGATGTGGAGTTTGCAGGCGGTCTCTATAAAGATGTAGAATTTACTTTGGACGATAGAGATGAGAGAAGTCTTATTCTATTTGACCGTGCATTTATGAACAAATTAAATGTAATGGTTAACCCTCAAAGAAAATATGTAATAACAACCAAATACAGCATTGACTAATTGAATTAGTTGTGTTATATTATGATAACAAGGAGTGAATATGAAGAATGTTAAAATTATTCGTCTAACAACAGGCGAAGATGTAATCGGTGATATTGATGAATATGCTGACCACATTGTATTAAAAAAATCGTTTGTCTTAATTCCAAGACAGATGGCACCAGGACAACCAATTCAGTTGATGTTGTCACCATGGCAACCTTATACAGATGACGGCGAAGTTAAAGTGATGATTGATAAAGTTATCACAATGATTAATCCTAAATCAGATATCAAAAAGAACTACGAAGAAAATACCTCAGGTATTTTACAACCGTCAGCTCAAGAAAGTAAATTCATAACAGAAGCAAAACTACCAAAACTTTAAAATGGTTACGGTATATTTTGTCAGAGACGGCTCCAAGATAAGAGTTGAAGTGCCTGTAGGTACTACTCTTATGGAGGCTGCCAAGTTTCATTCACCTGTTCCTATCGAAGAAATACCAGCCACCTGTGGTGGTTGTTGTGCGTGTGGTACTTGTCATGTGTATATTGATGAAAGGTGGCTTGACAAATTAGATGAAATGGCTTATAATAGTCCTGAAATTGACTTATTAGAATACGAAAAAGACTATAAACCAGGACTCAGTAGGTTGTCCTGTCAAATCGAACTAGAACCTAAACATGATGGCTTAATTGCATATTTGAGGAACAATGAACTTTTATAAAAATGTTATCGAACACAGAGGAAAACTATTAGTCCGTGGTATACACGGCGGTAAAGAATACAAAGAGAAGTTGGACTTTATGCCAACTTTCTATTCTCTAACATCATCTAAATCTCCTTACAAAAACCTACAAGGTCAGTATCTACAACCAATAACATTTGATAATATTATGGATGCCAGACGATATCGTAAAGAGAGGTCTGAGATGAATACACCTGTCTATGGTTTAGAGAGGTTTCATTATCAGTATATTGGCCAAGAATTCCCACAAGAGATTGAATGGGATAAAAAACTAATTAAAATTTTTACACTAGACATTGAGACTACTTGTGAAAATGGTTTTCCAGATGTAGAAAATCCAGTTGAAGAGTTGTTATGTATTACGGTAAAAAATCAAACAAACAAACACATCATTACATGGGGTGTAGGCGATTATCATACAGATAGAACAGATGTAACTTATATTAAATGTAAGAGTGAAAAAGAATTGATGTTTGAGTTTGTGAAGTTTTGGATGAAAAATCATCCTGATATTATCACAGGCTGGAATACCAAGTTTTTTGACTTACCATATTTGATGGAAAGAATTAAACTTGTTGCAGGTCAAAAGGTCATTGAAAAGATGTCACCTTGGGGATTGATTGACAATGCAGTAATTCATGTACAAGGTCGACCACAAAGAGTTTATACTTTGTTTGGTACCGTTATGTTAGATTACCTTGACTTGTATAAGTGGTTTATTCCAACAAGGCAAGAAAGTTATAAACTAGATTTCATTGGTGAAATAGAACTAGATGAAAACAAGAACGATAACCCTTATGGCACATTCAAAGAATTTTATGAGAAAGACTTTCAAAGGTTTGTAGATTACAACATACAAGATGTGGAGATTGTTGACAAACTAGAAGACAAACTAGGTTTGATTGAACTGGCATTGACCGTTGCATATGAATCCAAAGTTAACTATGATGATATCTTTTCACAAGTGCGAGTGTGGGATACTTTGATTGCAAACTATTTGATGAAGAAGAATATTTGCATACCACCAAGAGAAGACCACATTAAGAATGAAAAGTATGAAGGCGCTTATGTAAAAGACCCTATACCAGGCCAACACAAGTGGATGGTTTCATTTGATATCAACTCTCTTTATCCACATATTCTTATTCAATACAACATCTCACCAGAAAAACTGATTGGTTCTCATCATTCAGCCGTTGGTGTTGAGAAGATGTTGAATAGAGAAATTAATTTAGATTTCTTAAAAGAAAAGAACGCAACAATTACACCTAACGGTGCATTGTTTATGAGAGACAGCCAAGGGTTTCTATCTGAAATGATGGAGACCATGTATAAAGAACGAGTGATTTATAAGAAACGAATGTTGAAGGCAAAAGAACAATATCAAAGAACTAAGAATCCAGAATTAGTTAAAGAGATTGCAAGGTGCCATAATATTCAATGGGCAAGAAAGATTGCATTGAACTCAGCTTATGGTGCAGTTGGTAATCAATACTTCAGGTATTATGATGTAAGACAGGCTGCTGGTATTACAACTGCTGGTCAGTTTATTATTCGTTTCATTGAAAAAAAAGTAAATGATTATTTAAACAAAGTATTGAATACAGATAACGAAGATTATATTGTGGCGTCTGATACAGATAGTATCTATGTTCGATTAGAAAAATTAGTTGAAGTAACATGCAAAGGTAAAACAAATGACCAGATTGTTGACTTCTTAAATAAAGTTTGTGAACAAAAGATTGAACCATATATTGAAAAATGTTTTGATGAACTAGCAGATTATTCTAATGCATTTAAAAATGCCATGGTAATGAAACGAGAAGTAATTGCCAACAAAGGTATCTGGATTGCAAAGAAGAGATACATGCTAAATGTACTTGATGAAGAAGGTGTTAGACTTGCAGAACCTAAACTTAAACTTATGGGTATCGAAGCCGTTAAGTCTTCAACACCACAAGTTTGTAGAGGTAAGATTAAAGAAGCAATTAAAATTATTATGGGTAAAGAACAAACAGACCTACATAAATTTATTGCAGACTTTAGAACAGAATTTTTCAAACTACCGGCAGAAGCAATTGCTTTTCCTAGAAGTTGTAACAATCTTAAAAAGTATACCAGTAGTAGTAACATATTCATCAAAGGTACACCAATTCATGTGAAAGGTGCTTTGATATATAATCATCAGATTGATAATTTCAAATTACATAACAAGTATCCTATGATACAAGAAGGCGACAAGATTAAGTTTCTAAAACTCAAAGAAGCCAATCCGTTTAAGTTTGATGTTATCAGTTATATTAGTACACTACCAACCGAGTTTAATCTACAACAATACATAGACTATGATGTTATGTTTGATAAGACTTTCTTAGACCCTATGCGATTTATCTTAGACGCAATTGGTTGGAAAGCAGAACCACAGGCAAGTCTGGAGGCTTTCTTCGGATGAGCTTGACATTTAGTATATTTTGTAGTATAGTTATATTATTGATACCAGTTTTATTATTATGGATGTGGAATGGCGAAGACCCTAAGTAAAGAACAAGCACAACATGTCGCAGCTATCTTCAACGACTATTTTGGTCAGTTTGAAAGAATAGACCAGTACATGCGTGACCAAAAGATGGCACAGATTGATAGTCTGCCTACATCTTTGCCTGGTATGGGTTTAGATTCCGAGATGTTTAGTGACTTTACTATGTCACCAGAGGACATGGATTTAGAAGTTGTTGAATTAGATAACTACACATGGGACACCTGTATTAATATGATTTCAAGTCATAGTAATATGGTCAGTATTCCAGGAAAGGCATTGAAACTTGCAGTTAAAGAAAATAATACTAATAAGTTTGTGGGCTTTATGCGTTTTGGGAGTCCAGTTATTAATTGTAAACCAAGAAATGATTTATTGGGAAGTGTACCAAACCTCACAACTTTCAATAAGACAGCAATTATGGGTTTTGTTATTGTTCCTTGCCAGCCCTTTGGTTATAATTACCTCGGTGGTAAACTTCTTGCTGGGGTATGTTGTTCACACTTTGTTAGAGAACGATTAAACAAAAAATATGATATGAACTTGGTAATGTTTGAAACTACATCACTCTATGGTAATACAAAAGGTGCCTCAATGTATGACGGTATGAAACCGTTTCTAAGATACAAAGGCAATACAATGTCAGATTTTATTCCTATGTTGCATGGTAAACCTTACTTAGATATGGTAGACTATGTTGAGGATATTATTGGCAAAGGACAACTTGTAAAAGAAGGTGCGTCAAGTCGTAAACTTAAAATGACTACAGGTATTATTGGTCTAGTAAAGAAAGCACTAGATGGTGATGACCGTAAAAACTTTGATGTGACTATTGCAAACGCAAAGAACTTAACAGAACAAAAAAGATATTATGTTTCAAATTATGGTATTGAAAACTTTGTTGATATAGTAAATGGTAAAACAGATGAAATAAAGAAGGCTGAAAACTATGATAAATACAATGTAGATAACATTGTTTCATGGTGGAGAAAACTAGCCACAAAAAGATATAACAAGTTAAAAGAAGAAGGTCGTATTCGAAATGATTTAGAGATATGGACTAAAGATAGTAATATTGATATTATAAGATGAGTAATTAATGATAAACTTTTTTAAAAAGAAACAACCTAAAATAACTTTCTGGTCATCCGTTCCAGGTTTGGCCGATATTCAACCTATAGAAGTTGCAACAAAATATATTCCGTCATGGTTTGCAAAAACTCCTAGATTTACCATGGACGGAGAAGAAAAATTACCAACCGTTAAGAATTGTCCTTCTTTTCCAGATTTTCATAGAATTGGTTATGTAATGAAAATGTGGTGTGATAGTAGATTAACTATTAAAACTTTGAATGACGGTGAAGTTGTTTATAATTGGGAAACACCAAACGATAAGTTGCCTTGGAGATTTCATGGTGACAATCAATTCATTGACCACTTACCTGCCAATCAAAGAGATACATATAAATTCTGTTGGAAAACAGAATGTCCTTGGTTTGTAAAAACTCCACCAGGAGTTTCTATGTTACAAATGCCAATGTTCTATGAATTCAATGAAGACTTTGAAGTATTACCTGGCATTATAGACACAGATTTTCACTACGAAATTAATCAACAAGTCATGGTTAAAAAAGAAGGCACAATAGAGATTAAAAGAGGTACACCATTGTGTATGTACATACCTTTTCAAAGAAACGAATTTGAATTTGAATGTATTGATGAAACACCTGAATTTGAAAAAGAAAGAAAGACTAGTGCTTTAAATATTTTTACAAAGTTTAATGGTCTAAATGGTGGGTACAAAGAAAAACAAAAGCAAATGAGAAAAGACGGAGAATATAAATGTCCATTCCACAAAAAATGAAAATATGTGTGGTAGGTGGCGGTACTGCTGGATTGGTAACTGCTCTTATATTACAAAGAAGATTAGAAGCACAAGTAGATGTATTAGTGCCTAAAAATATTCCAATTATTGGTGTTGGTGAAGGTTCAACTGAACATTGGCACGATTTTATTAGTTACATAGGTAAAACGGAAATAGATAGTGTCTTACAAACTAAAGGTACAATTAAAACAGGTATTCATTTTAAAGATTGGATGACCACAGGTGATTATATACATTCCGTTAGTGGTGATTTTACTACTAAAATGGGGCTGACATCTTTACCTTATGCAAAAATGATGGCAGAGGGTTTAAGTCCTAAACAACTTGTACCCGAAGAGTTATGGTCTAACAAACTAGGTGATTGGTTAGGTCCAGATGGTAAACGACAAGTTATGGGTGGATTTGTACAATATCATTTCAATACATTTGAACTTAACAATTGGTTAACCAGAGTGTGTAATGAGAAACAACGAGATATTACTTTACATGATGAAGAAGTTGAACAAGTAATAGTAGATGATAATGGCATTAAACAATTAAAATGTAAAACAGGTAAGACCTATGAAGCTGATTACTATATTGATTGTACAGGTTTTAGAAGACTATTGATTGGTGAACTAGGTGCTGAATGGCAATCTTATGGTAAATACTTACCATTAAAAGAAGCAATTGCTTTTCCTACAGAGGACTTAGATGAATATCCATTGCAAACTAGAGCGTGGGCTTTAGACGCAGGTTGGACTTGGCAAATACCAACTTATGGTAGAACTGGTAACGGATACATTTACGATACAGATTTCATTAACAAAGACCAGGCTGTGGAAGAGATTACAAAAAAATACGGCAAAGAACCAGAAGTAGCAAAACATATTAAATTTGATCCTGGTAAACTAGATAAAGTTTGGATTAAAAATTGTATTGCAGTAGGACTATCTGCCAATTTCTTAGAACCTTTAGAAGCTACTTCTATTGGCACATCAATTCAACAATCATTTATGTTAATGCATAGATTGACAAAGAAACCATCTCAACGAGAAATAGATACTTACAATAATTTAGTTGATGAGGTCATGGTAAACACCAGAGATTTTGTAGCATTACATTACATGTCAGATAGAAAAGATACACCATTCTGGCAAAAATGTTCTGAACTTCCAAGACCGGATACTTTGTTAGATTATATTGATATATGGAAAGAAAGACCATTAGATGAAATGGATATTGAAAAATATTGTAATCATTATGCTTTGTTTAAAGATGACAACTTTAATCTAATAGGTTATGCACACGGATTTTTAAAACCAGAAGTTATGAAATCATATTGGGATAATATTAACAAAGTAAATAAAATAGGATTTTATGATGTTTTATGGGAAAGACACCTGAAGTGGAGAGCACACCAAACAGATACCATTGTTGGTTATATTCCACATAAGAGATACATTCAGGAGTTGCATAGATTAAATGGTGATTATTTGTCCATTAAGTATGAGGATTATATACCAGGACAGGTAGAGATATGGGCTAAACGAGGTTTTACATTAACTTATCCAAGATATGATGATAACAATATATAAGGGATATAACAATTATATGACACACAATTTTGTCCCTCAGGAGCTTGACAAAATTAAACAACTATGTTATAGTATGGGTATAAAATGGTATACTATAAGTTATACTGAAAAGGAGCAAAAAGAGTATGAACGATTTTTTAAAATCAATAATTAAAGAAACAGGCAATGAATATGCCACACTAGCAAGTGATGGTACCGGTGGTGATGTAGATAATTTTATCGACACAGGTTCATATTCATTTAATGCTCTGTTAAGTGGTTCAATTTATGGCGGACTACCTGATAGTAGAATTACGGCAATTGCTGGTGAGGCTGCGACAGGAAAGACATTCTTTGCATTGGGTATTGTTAAGAATTTCTTAGACCAAAATAAAGAAGCAGGTGTCATTTACTTTGAAAGTGAAAGTGCAGTATCTAAATCTATGGTAGAAAACCGTGGTGTAGATAGTACAAGATTAGTTGTTATGCCTGTAGCAACCGTACAAGAATTTAGAACACAAGCAATTAAAATCTTAGACAAATACTTAGAGCAAGATGAAAAGTCTCGTAAGCCTATGATGTTTGTATTAGATAGTTTAGGTATGTTATCGACCACAAAAGAAATGGAAGATACAGCCGCTGGTAAAGAAACAAGAGATATGACAAGAAGTCAGATTGTTAAATCAGCATTTAGAGTTTTGACATTGAAACTAGGACAAGCAGGTATTCCTATGATTATGACCAATCATACCTATGATGTCATTGGTTCAATGTTCCCTCAAAAAGAAATGGGTGGTGGTTCAGGTTTGAAATACGCCGCTTCATCAATCGTTTACCTAGGTAAGAGAAAAGAAAAAGATGGTACAGAGGTAGTCGGTAATATCATTCATTGTAAAAATTATAAGAGTAGATTGACAAAAGAAAATGCACAAATTGATGTGAGACTAACTTATAAAGAAGGCCTTGACAGATACTATGGTCTTTTAGAACTAGGCGAAGAAGCTGGTATCTTTAAGAAAGTATCTACAAGATTTGAAATGCCAGATGGCACAAAAGTTTTTGGTAAAACTATCAATGACGAGCCTGAAAAATATTTTACAAAAGAGGTATTAGATAAGATTGATGAGTACACAAAAAGAAAATTCTCCTACGGATCAGAAGAAGAACCAGCAAGAGAAGAACCAACAGAAGAATAGACGATATGTCTTTGCTCAAAAAGAGGGCGAAGACCATACCTGTATCAAACTTACCGAAGGAGAATACAAAGATGTTATTTTCAAATACGGTAATGTTGGTGTCGGTAAAGATGAAAAGCCAGATGGTACATTGCCTCTGATTTTTGATTACACTATTGTTAAGAATCCACATGATAAGGATTTGCTTGACAATCAGGCGTTTATAGATTATATTGGAGATATTCTGGTAGAATTACTAGATGAACAACTAAACAATGGGGCTATAATTGAATAATAGAATTGAACAAACGATATTAAGTAATCTCTTCTTCAACGAAGAATACACCAGAAAAGTATTACCTTTTCTTAAAGAAGATTATTTTTCAAACAGAATTGAGAAATTCTTATTTGAAGAAGTGTATAAGTTTGTTGACAAGTATAAGAATTGCCCTACAAGAGAAACAATCCTCATTGAGATTAATAATAGAAAAGATATCAATGAAGAAGAACACAAAGAACTCAAACTATTAGTTGCTAGTTTATCAGATGAGAAACAAGAACAACAATGGTTGTTAGATACTACAGAAAAGTTTTGTAAAGACCGTGCTGTACACAATGCAGTTATAGACGGTATTAAAATCTTAGACAACAAAGACAAAGCTAGAACAGCAGAGGCAATACCCCACATATTATCAGAGGCATTAGCTGTTTCATTTGACAAGTCTGTTGGCCATGATTATATCGAAGACGCTGAAGAGAGATTTAAATTCTATCATACAAAAGAGAAAAGATATCAATTTGATTTATCATTCTTTAATAAGATTACCAAAGGCGGTGTACCAAGTAAGACATTAAACATTGCTCTTGCAGGTACAGGTGTTGGTAAATCTTTGTTTATGTGTCATGTCGCTTCAAGTTATTTGACACAAGGTTTAAATGTATTGTATATCACATTAGAAATGGCTGAAGAAAGAATTGCTGAAAGAATTGACGCAAATCTATTTGATGTTTCTATGGATGATTTACATAATATGCCTAAACAATTATATGATAATAAAGTATCTAAGATACAAAGTAAAACTGCCGGCAAACTAATTATCAAAGAATACCCAACCGCTTCTGCTCATAGTGGCCATTTTAAATCTTTGATTAATGAACTTGCATTAAAGAAATCATTTAAGCCAGATGTTATCTTTATCGACTATCTTAACATATGTGCTTCAAGTAGATTTAAAGGTGGTAACATTAGCTCCTATTTCTACATCAAGGCTATTGCTGAAGAATTGCGTGGTCTTGCTGTAGAACATAATGTACCTATCTTTAGTGCAACACAAACTACTAGAACTGGTTTTGTCAGTACAGATATTGGACTAGAAGATACCTCAGAAAGTTTTGGTCTACCTGCTACTGCTGATTTTATGTTTGCTTTAATGTCTAACGAAGAGTTAGAAAAACTAGGTCAAATGAAAGTCAAGCAATTGAAGAACAGATATAATGACCCTAGTATGAACAGAGCATTTATTGTAGGTGTTGATAGAAGTAAAATGAAATTGTATGATGTAGAACAATCAGCACAAAACATTGTAGATAGTGGTCAAACAAATAAAGAGGACGCATACGACAAGTTTAGTGATTTCAAATTATGATTAACTTGAACCATTGGGTTAGAAAATATAATAGAGTATCAGATAAAGTTTGTAGAGATACAATAAAAGAATTAGAAGATAAAGAGTTTACTAAACATACATTTTATAATCCAACCACAAATGAAACTTATTCAAATGATAATGAGTTATCCATTGCTTGGCATGAAACATCTACACGACCATTATTAAATGACATTGTAGATAAAATAGCACATCAATATATACAAGGATTAAGTACACCTTGGTTTACAAGTCATAACAATTATTCTTATGTAAGATTTAATAAGTATGATGTTAATACAAAGATGGCGGTACATTGTGACCATATACATTCTGTATTTAAACATGAGAATTCTGGTGTACCAATACTAAGTGTATTAGGTTTATTGAATGATGATTTTGAAGGTGGCGAATTTATTATTAATTCGGAGAAAATAGATTTACAAAAAGGAGATTTGTTAGTATTTCCTTCAAACTTTATGTATCCACACGAAGTAATGCCAATTACTAAAGGTGTAAGATATTCATTTATAAGTTGGATTTGGTGATGTACGAGTTTCATTTAGAAGATAATTGGTATGATGAATTCACCTTACAAAAGGTGTGGAAAGAATTAGACCTCTATACAAATCCAGGTGTGTTTGTAAAAGCAAGTGAAGAACCAACTACAGCTAAAATTGGTGGTCAGACACTAGCGGAAAATGGTAGAGTATTTTTAAATGAAATATATTTACCTAGAGGTAGATTAATCTCACCTATTCTAAATCACATAGATAAAATTCATTGTAAAGAATTCTCAGATAAAATAGAGAAAGAAATACCTAACGCTAGAAATTTTAAAGACACTAATACAAATGCAACAATAGTATCTTATTATGAAAATTCAGACCATTACAAACCACATTATGATAATGGTATGTTTACGGCATTAATATGGTTGTTTAGAGAACCTAAAAAATTTGAAGGTGGTGACCTATATTTACCAGACATTGATACAACTATTCGATTAAAAAACAATAGAATGATATTCTTTCCGTCATGGTATTTACATGAGGTTAAACCTATACAAATGGCACCGACTAACGAAGTGGGTTGGGGCAGATACACAATAACACACTTCTTCACAAATAACTTTTAATGCCAAAAAGAAAAACACAAAAAGTAAAATTTCATAAAGGCGATAGAAGACCAGCAGAAGGACTAAAATACTTGAAATATAAAGTTGTAGATTTAAAAGAAGGCAATAACATTTACCATGCAGTAATGGAAGAACCGACTAATAAAATTGTAGCTAAGTATGAGTTTGAAGAAGACGCAGAGAGACTTGCTTCTTTTCAAAACAAACATCAAGTATGGGTCAATAACGGTGGTATTCCATCTTTTCTTTATAACTACATATAAAAGCTGTTGCCATCTCTCCTAGGTATGTTATAAATATGTATAGGAGAGAGAAATGTTACTTACAAAAACACAATATCAATTAGTAGAACAGGCCGCTAAGAAGGCTGGGGCTATATTGAGTTTCGAAGAAAAGAAATCAACAAAGACCGTTGATGTATTTTTTGCTAGAGCAGCTGATAGAGCTACAGCAAGAAAACATGTAGGCAATCATTTCAAATCTAAAAAATTACCTGTTATTGTAAAGAAAACTTCTTTATCAAGTGAAGACATAACAGAAACAACTATTGGTACTACCGTTGTCAGAGTGGTATATAAACCAATGTCAGGTGGTATGACAGAGACCACTTTAAACTCCACGATTACAGAACTCGTACCTTGTTTGGCCTTTCTTAATAATATCAAAGAAAGAGATCCACAAAGATTGTATGAAAGAGTTTTAAAATTAAATAACGCAACACAAAAATGTTATGTTAATCAATCAGACGCAAAGGCTGGTAAAGATTTCTTAGAACAAATGCCAGAGTCCTCTAAGTACAAAGAGAAAATGCAAAACGCAGTTGCTATTACAAGATACTTAGAAAAATTACACGCAAAGAAAACAATTAGTAATGTCTATTGGACTTACAGAGCAAAACCAACTGGTGTTCCTGCTAACTCGCCAGCTGATATAGCAGTATTCTTTTCAGATGGTACAATATTAGGTGTATCTTTAAAAGCAGGTGGTGAGTCCACAAAAGAGCCCTTGTTAAACACTTATGTTAATAAAGTGTATTATCATTTCGAACCTAACGGCACCCAAATTAAACGACTGAGAGAAGACTTGTATAAAACAAGTTATAGTAAAATACCAGGTTTAGATAAACACTATGATGAAGCGGCTTGGCGAAGTAAAACTTATAAAGTATTAGATAAGTTTGAAAGAGATGAACCTGAAAAGTATGAAAAGTTTTATGACGCAAACTTGGCTCTTATTAGAAACAAGTTAGGTTATACTATGACCAAAGATGTTAAGACCTTTATTAATTATTGTAGAAGTCAGATATTAAAACAAAGTGATGTGCCTGTTACCATTGTCAAAGCATATGGTAATGACCACAAAGAGGTCAAAGATAGTAACAGACTAGGCGTCTTATTATCAGAGGTCACCAAGGTGGAAGCAAAGGCTTCACAGACCTCAAAACAGAATTTTGATATACATTTGTACAATAAAAACAAAAAGATAGGCACTATGAGTATGGCGGTAAGGTCAAATAAGGTTGGAGTTGAGCATAAATTAGGTCAATTTTTCAATTTAGCTGTCAAGTACAATGGTCTAAATGAATAAATAGTGTATAACTAGATGATTATATTGATGGATTTTATGAAAAAAAAGCAAAAAAGTGCTTGCCAAATGAATGGAAATTTTGTATAATGGACACAAATGAGAGAGAAAAATGTTTAGTTTTAAAGGGTTTCAATCAAGTGGTACTAACACACACTTAGAACATCTGGAAGATGATATCATCAACCGTGGTTCTAAAGGTGGTGATAATGCTATAAACTTTCTAAGGTCAGTACGAGACATGTTAGCCGGTAGTGTTGGTGGTAAACTCAACATCACGGTTAAATGGGACGGTGCGCCTGCCATTATCTGTGGTATCAATCCAGAGAATGGTAAATTCTTTGTTGGTACTAAATCAGTATTCAATGTAACACCTAAAATCAATTACTCTATTGCAGATATTAAAAAGAACCATGGTACATCTGGTGCAGGTGCAAAACTCATCTCAGCGTTCAATGAATTAAAAAGATTAGGTATTAAAGATGTATTACAAGGCGACTTGTTGTTTACAGACGATAAGAAAATTGCCAACATAGAAGGTGAGAAGATGATTACTTTTACACCTAACACAATTACATATGCAGTACCAGTAGATAGTGCTATTGGTAAACGAATTGACAAAGCAAATATCGGTATAGTATTTCACACTAGATATTCAGGCAAAGATATGAAAAACTTAAATGCTAGTTTTGGTACCGTAAAAGGTAATACATCTAGTAGAGTATTTTTAGCCTCTGCTTCATACAGAGATGTGTCTGGTGAGGCAACATTTGACAAAGCAGACTTAGCTAAGTTTGACGCACAGATTAGAATGGCAGAGGGTTCATTGTCAAAAGCAAAACCAGTTTTAGATGAAATGGAAAAACACGGCACAGATATGTTGTCGGTTGGTGGTAGATTAAAAACATTCTTTAATTACTACATTAAGAATTCAAATGCAGGCATGGATAAAGTCCGTGTTATGCAAAAACAATTTAGAGATTACTTTGAGAATATGTTACAAGCAGAGATAGACGCTAAGAAGACAGAAAACGGCAAGTCTAAATATAGACAAGCACTAAAAGACGGTCTAAAATTTATTGATAGTAACCAAACGGGTTTATATTTTGCAATTGCAAGTCACATTACTTTAGGCAATGCGAAGAATACTTTAGTACAAAAGATGTCACAAATACAAAGTATTGGTCACTTTATACGAGACGGAAAAGGTTATAGAGTTACAGCGCCAGAAGGTTTTGTTGCTGTAGATAGAAAAGCGGGAGCAGTTAAATTAGTAGATAGGTTAGAGTTTAGTAGAACAAACTTTACTTTACCTAAAGGTTGGAATTAATGGCAACAAGTTATATACACGAACAGAATTATCAAATTGCTAGAGGCCTTATAAGAGGGTCTTCAAGCATACACAAATTTGGTGCAGTACCTCAATTGTCTATTAACACAACAGGTACTTGTTGGGATAAAAATGATACTTTATATCCTTGGTCAGCATTAACAAGTGCAAGTGTATTAACAGCACAGGCCGTTAACGCAAGTGATAACGGAAAGATTTTAACAATTTTAGGATTGGATTCAAACTATAATGAAATATCAGATACAATTACATTGTCAAGTAGTGGTACAGCAAGTACAACAAAACAATTTTTAAGAGTGTATAGAGGTTATATTTCAACAGGAGAAAACAATGTTGGTGCAATTGATGTAACAATAGGTGCAGATACCGTGTTGCATATTAATGTGGGTTTAGCACAAACTTTAATGCTGGTTTATACCGTACCTGCTGGTAAAGATTTATTATTATTAAAAGGTGCTTGTACATCTCAAGCAGGTGCTGACGCTTCAGGTTTCTTTTATGTAAGATTTTTTGGCCAAACATCATTTAGAATACAACACACTTTTGAAGTTTCAGGTTCAGATGGTTATGAATATAAATTTGAAGTGCCATTTAGAGTGCCAGAAAAATCAGATATAGATTTTAGATTAACAACAAGAAGTAATAACGGTAGATATACAGCAGCCTTTGATGGTCTGTTAGTAGATGTACCTAGGACTATGGAAGTATAATGTTAGGATTTAAACAATATTTTTTCGAAGCAATCAATAAACCAAAAATCATTATGATTGGTGGACCTGGTGCAGGTAAGTCAACTTACTCACAAATTATTTGCAAAGAATTAAATATACCTCACATTTATACTGGTGATATGATGAGAGCTTTAGCAAAACAGAATACACCTGATGGTAAGAAAGTAAAAGACTTGTTATCACAAGGTAAATTTGCACCATTAAATATTGTTATTAATGCAGTTAAAGAAAGAGTTTCTAAACCAGACGCACAAAAAGGATATGTGTTTGATGGTTTCCCTCGTAATGTTGAACAAGCAGAACGAATGGAAGAAGAAGGTATTGAATACGATTATGTTGTCAATCTTGTAGTATCTGAGGAAGAAGTTATTAAAAGATTAACAGCAAGAGGTAGAGAAGATGATAAACCAGAAATCATTAAGAAAAGATTAGAAGTTTATCATAAAGAAACAGCACCTCTATTAGATTACTATAAGAATGAAATTATTAATATTAAGGCAGAGGGTAGTACACCAGAGAAAATAGCCGCAGAAATTATTAAGAAAGTACAATGAGAACATATAACGAATTAACAACTAATGTTTTAAACGAAGGTCTATATGACCCTAATATCTTTAAGGCATTCTTTTTAGCAGGTGGTCCTGGTTCAGGTAAAACATTTGTTACTAAAAATGCATTTGGTGGTACAGGTTTAAAACAGATTAATTCAGATAATGCCTTTGAAAGAGGATTGAAAAAGGCAGGTCTATCTTTAAAAATGCCAGATGATGAGGCAGAATCCAGAGATATGATAAGAGATAGAGCAAAGGCAATAATTGGTAATCAAATGGACTTGGCAATCAATGGTAGATTAGGTTTAGTTATTGATGGTACAGGCAGAGATTACGATAAGATTTCTTATCAAGCAAGAATGTTAAAAGAATTAGGTTACGATACCTATATGATTTTTGTTAACACAAGTTTAGAGGTGGCGTTAGAAAGAAACAGATTAAGATATAGAAGTGTACCAGAAGATATTACAACATCATCTTGGAAAGGTGTTCAAGCAAATATTGGTAAGTTTCAAAACTTATTTGGTGCAGCTAATATGATTATTATTGATAACAATATATCAGATAAAGAATTAACAGATATTGTTATGAGTAAAGTAAGTAAATCAGTAAGAGGTTTACTATCACAACCTATAAAGTCATACACAGCAAAAAGATGGATGGCTACAGAACGAAGAGCAAGAAGAAAATAAATGTACAAGAAATTTAAAGATTATATTGTAGAAAGTATTATTGATATACCTCGCAAGACATTTGCGCCAGGTGTATTTGATGACGCCAACACTAATAATCCTAAAATTAAATCTAGTGTTAAGAAATTAATTGATGACCAATTAAAGATTTTTTCAAAAGAATATCCTGTATTAAAGACTTCTTTAATTGGTTCTATTCTTACAAAGAGATATAGAAATGACGCAGACTTAGATATCAATGTATTGTTTGATGTACCTGCTGATAAACAAGAAGAAGAAAGAGTAAGACTTTCTAAACAATATTTGTCTGCTAATAATCCAGACAACATCCAAGGTAAAGAAATACCAGGAACTAAACACCCTATTAACTACTATTTTATTACTGATAAGAAAACTTATGAAGACCAAAACAAAAAGGCTGACGCAGTATTCGATATTGAAAATAACAAATTCATCAAACGACCAGAAGATTTTACCTTTGATGTTAATATGTACCTACAAGACTTCAATAGAAAAGTGCAAGAACTTGATGTTGTCAAAGGCGAATTAAAAAGAGATATTATTGACTATGATGAGTTGACAGAACTATCTCCAGATGATATACTAGACCTACAAGATAAGATTAATGAAAAACTAGAAGAGATTGAAGATAGTATTAAACAGATTGTTAAAATAGGTGATAATGTGGACGCAGAAAGAAGAGCTGCCTTTGATAAAGATATGTCGCCAGATGAGATTAGACAATATGGTGTTAAGAACAGATTGCCTAAAAATGTCATCTATAAAATGTTAGAGAAGTATCACTATCTAAAATTCTATAAGAAGTGTAAGAAGATTTTAGATGATGGTGAAGTAACAGACGCAGAGATTGATAGTTTGAAAAAAGAAAATGCTGAAATACCAGCACTACTAAAACCATTAAACGAAGCTAAGAGTGTTGCATTTACTTTTGGTAGATTTAATCCACCAACTATTGGCCACGAAAAACTAATTAATAAAGTGAAGTCATTGCCTGTTAATGATTACAAAATCTTTTTAAGTAGAAGTAATGACCCTAAAAAGAATCCATTAACACCACAACAAAAACTATCTTACATGAAAAAGATGTTCCCTAGTCATGCAAGAAACATACAGATTAATACCACTAACATGGTGTTAGACATTGCTACTATGTTGCACAACAAAGGGTATAAAGAAATATCTATGGTAGTTGGTAGTGATAGAGTAAGAGAATTTGATACTATCTTAAACAAATACAATGATGTAAAATCTCGCCATGGTTATTATAACTTTGACAAGATTAATGTTGTGTCTGCTGGCGAAAGAGATCCAGACGCTGAAGGTGCAACTGGTATGTCTGCCTCTAAAATGAGAGACGCAGCTGCTAAAGGTGATTTAAAATCATTTCAAAAAGGATTACCAAGTGGCGTTGACGCAGACGCATTAATGAAAGATGTACGAAAGGGTATGAAGTTGGCTGCTTCGGTTAATCATACTTTGGGTTATGACAATAAACCTATTGCAAGTTTACAAGAGTTTGAACAACAACAAATCAGAGACCTCTATGTTAGAGATATGATTTTTGGTATCAATGAAGAGGTACACTATGTTAAAGAAGACATTAAAGGTAAAGTTGTTAGAAGAAGTACAAACTATATCGTAGTAGAAGATAAGAAAAACAATCTACATAAGGCATGGATATGGGATTGTGTACCATTGGCTAGTGATAGAGAAGTAGAATTAAGAGAACATAATTTAAATGTTGACTACGGTTTTGAGGCAGTATCAGAACCACCAAAAAGAATTAAATCATTCAAAGAATCCTATGATATTGGCCATGATTATGCACAACACACAGCTAAAATGACACCAGGTCAACACTTATATGACAAGAACTATCAAGGTGGTAACTACAAACCTAGTGAACCAGAGGGTAATAAAAAGGTTGTACAACCTACTAAGTTAATGTCACCAGACATTGAAAAAGAAGTAACTCATAAAGATGTAAAAGAATGGGCATCCTCAGAGTCCGTAATAGATAAATATAAGCAAAGATATAAAACAGAATGGAAAGCAAGACTAGATGAAGTGGTTGCTAAAATGATGGAGAGACTATGAAACTAATTAGTTTTGCAGATTATAAGAACAATGTTACTGAGGCTGTTCACTACCATGTAGAGAACAAAATACCTTTTGCAGAAAACATTTATAGAATTCATAGTGAAGAATTTTATAATCTATTTACAGAGGCAAGAAAATTATATAATGAGGGTGTACTAAATGGTTTATCTGATTGGGACATCCAATTATTAGAGAGTGATATTGGTGAGTTTGGTGTGTATGAAGAACAAAAAGTACCACTAGATATACCGATACAAGAAGAAGAAGAAAAGAATCCGCCTTTAAATAAACCAAAAAAAGGTGGACCTAAAAAGTTTTATGTGTTCGTCAAAGACGGTGACAAGATTAAGAAAGTTACTTGGGGCGACACAACTGGATTAAAAGTAAAGTTAAATAATCCTGAGGCCAGAAAATCTTTTGCGGCTAGGCACAGATGTGACCAGCAAAAAGATAAAACAAAGGCCGCATATTGGGCTTGTAATTTGCCACGATATGCTAAGAGTTTAGGATTGAGTGGTGGTGGAAATTTCTACTGGTAAACCATACTCAGACCAATTAAACTTGTTCGACAATGGTTTTGTCAGAACATTTGATGATGTTGATAATGACGAATTAGTATGGCACCGTGACCACAAAACTAGAAGTTTTAAAGTTTTGATTTGTGATGGATGGAAGTTTCAAAAAGATAATGAACTTCCCTTTGAGTTACAACCAGGTAATGTGATAAAAATAGAAAAAGGAATTTACCACCGTTTACATAAAGGAAACGGTCAACTAAAGATAGAGATAGAGGAACATGACTAGATACAGACAAACAATGGCAGAAGCAATGGAAATGGTGCATTTGTCCGAAAAAGAAATTAATAAGTTGCGTAACGGGGTAAAAGTATTAGGCAATGCTTTACCTAATAGAGCAGTTGCACAACAAATGGCCGACAAGGCAAATAAGGAAATGGGGCATGACGCAGATGTGTACCAATCTCCTTTTAACAACAGATTTTATGTTCGTATCAAAGAAGATGTAAATGAAGATAAAGGTTTCACAGACCAACAAATTAAAATGGCATACGGTATTGCAAACGATAAGAGATACAAAGGTGGCAATATGACAGGTGCTGTTTCAGCTATCGAAAAGATTGCAAAAGGGTTATCAAATCATCCAGATGTACAAAAGGTTTTAAAAAGAACTAACGAAGAACTAGATGAAGCATTTAGTGATACTCAAATTGCACAACTTAAAAAGGCATACGAACCTTTAAGAGATAAAAAGATTTCTATTGACAATGCTAATAAGTTAAGAGCAATGTTATCTACAATAGATAATAATAAAACTGCTTTAGAAAAATTATATAAAGCAGATGTTCCATTTGTATCATCTTTAGCAAGTGCAAGATTAATCTCTAAACACGGTTACAAAGCAGACAAACTTATTTCGTTAAGAAAAGAAGGTATTGATATTGCTGTTGAAGAACTAAATCAAATGAATGAAGTGGTTAACCCTACTAAACCAGCAAAAGATGAGAAACAAGATAAGAAACCTTTTGATAAAGCTAGTGACCCCGAAGCCAAAGTTTCTATGGAACCTAAAGAAGCTGCTGGTGATGAGAAAGATAAAAAAGACCTTGCAAAAAAAGATAGTGAAGTTGCAATGTTAAAACAAAAGATTGAAACTGAAAAGCAAAAAGCAATTCAGAAACAAACACAAGTACAGGTAAATCCTGAGACTGGTGAACCACTATTAAAAATTGGTCTAGCATATAAACTTATCAAAGATAAGATGAAGAAAGATGAAGTAAAAAAAGATGAAGTAAAAGAGGAATCACTAGACGAATTTAATAAAAAAGATTACGACAAGAATGAAGATGAAAACGAACATTCTTTAAATGCATTAGAACTTGTTAAGAAGTTTGGTACACCTGCTGAGAAAAAAGAAATGCAAGGTATCTATGATAGACATATGAAAAGAGGTTCTATCACAGAACCAGATTACTCAAAAAGAAATGCATTTGATAAAAAGTATTACCCTAAATTAAAAGAAAGTAAATTATATAATGAAATGTTTGGCAATAAACAAATTAGTCCTACTCAAGCTGCTTTATTAAGAAAGTATCTTGGTATGGTAGGAAATGCTGGCGCTCCATTCCCTCCAATCAGAGAGGACAATGTAGATGAAGGTAAGATGTCTGCTATTTCAGCAATGCAAGACGCAGGTAAATCATCTGAAGAAATTGCTAAAGCATTAAAATTAGATGTAAAAACCGTTAAGACTATTTTAGGTGAAGAAGTTATCAATGAAAAATTAAAAGTATCAGATGGTTTAGGTACTTGGATTGATGACTTTGTAAACTCAGACGCACCTCAGTTTAAAGGTAAGTCAAAAGAAGATAAAAAGAATATGGCTATCGCAGCTTTCACAGACGCAGGTGGCAAACTAGAACAGAACGAAGGTTCAGATAGAATTGAAAACGACCCTTGTTGGAAGGGATATAAAATGGTAGGCATGAAGAAAAAAGGCGGCAAAGAAGTACCTAATTGTGTACCAGAAGGCGCTATAAAATTGGTAGATGATATTCTATCCAAAAAACTTAAAGGGAGAAAATAAATGAGTTATCTTACAAACAAACCAGGTAGCTTGGAAGAAATCGTCAAAGGTATGACAAAGAATATCAATGATAGTGCTTACCAAGATATGTTTAAAAAAGAATTAGAAAAAGCAGGTAAAGGTATCGGTGCAATGTCAAGTGTTGAGAAGACAGCGTTCTTTAACAAACTTGATAAAATGCATAAAGCAAAAAATGAAATGACTAAAGAAAGCTTAGACGAAACTCATATGTCTTTAAGAAAGGTTCAGAACCAATCTCAACTAGATAAAGGTGGTGAGAAAGAGGTTGTGAAACCTATTTCTGTAAAAGAAACCATCTTAAAGATGTGGCAAGAAGCAACTGCTAGTCAAGCAGCTGACGAAACTCCAGAAGAGAAGAAGGAATCAGAGCAATTAGCTAAGAAAAAGGTAGCGGATACAGGTTCAAAAGCGACCGAAGTCGAAACTGAGCCTAAAATTAACTACAATAAGTAAAGAAATCGTTGATTTATAACGGTTTTTTATTGAAAAAAAAGTGAAATTAGCTGTTGCCAAATGGTCCTTTATGTGTTATTATATCCACATAATATGAAAGGACATACACACTAATGAAAAATTTACCTAGAATATACCTTGACATGGATGGTGTCCTTGTTGACTTTGAGAAACAATTGGTAGATACTATCAAAATGCCTATCGAAGATTGGATGAAACTCGACAGACGAAAGCGTTGGGATCCAGTCATTGCTAGAAAAGACTTTTGGTCTACTGCTCCTTGGAACAACGAGGGTAAGAAACTTCTAAGCTTTGTTAAGAAGTATAATCCACACATTCTAAGTGCTTATGTAGAACATGCACATGATCCTAATTGCATTCCAGGCAAAAAGAAATGGGCAATGTCTAAGGCTGGTATACCAGCAAGTAAGATTAACTTAGTAATGAGAAGTCAAAAGAAAGACTACGCTAAAGTAGGTAACGAACCTGCTATCCTAATTGATGATTACGATAAGAACACCGCTGAGTTTACTGCTCGAGGTGGTATCGGTATCACATTCAAATCTGCTTCACAAGTTATCGCCGAGTTGAAAAAACTCGGTTTTTAACTCCTTCCTAATCTTTTCCTTATAAATAATGGTACGATATTAATAATGTGAGTACCTATTTAACTTAAAAGGGAGAGAATAATATGTCAAGTTGGTCAATTACAGACGCTGCTTCAGGCGCACCTTTATGGGCGGCTCAACAGCTTAAAGTGGAGGCTAGTACCTCTAACAGAACATCATTGTTTGAAAACGCAACTGCGGATACATTTATTGCAGGTGCAACACATGGTTTATTCAACTATGATGACACAGAAACACAATCTGGTAAAATTGCACATACTGGTTGGGTATTGAAAACTACTGGCTCTGGCGGCAGAGCAAGCAGAGACCAATACGAAACACTAGTTTGTATGTCAGGTTACTAATACTAAAACCATATGGGCGGCCTCCTAGAGGTCGCCTATATATTATTAATGATGACGGAAAATACCGTCAGTAGAATTCCCCATTAAGGGGTTTACAGGAGAAAAAAATGGCAGATAAGAAAATCACGCAATTAACGGACTTAGGTGACGCCTTAGAATCCGTTGATTTATTCCATGTAGTAGATGACCCTACAGGAACACCAATCAACAAATCAGTTAAAGCAGAAGATGTATTCAATAACATTCCAACTTTTATTGGTTTAAAACAATCTTCACAAGCAATTACAGGTGACGGTTCAACCGTTTCAGCTATTGACATTACTTCAGCAATCACAGAAGTAAATGCTACAACAGCGGCTGCACCTTGTACACTTGCAAATGGTAGTAACGGACAAATTAAAACCGTTCTTAATATTTCAAGTGCAAATACAAACGCAGTAACAATTACACCTGCAAATTTAAGAGGCCATACTTCGGTAGTATTAAATGCTCCAGGTGAGACCGTAACTTTGATGTATAAAAACTCAGCATGGAATATTATTGCTGGTCATGGTTATACAACCGTTTAATTATAGGAGATTGTAATGACAATTGATGGTGAATATTTACAGAATGAAAGAGTAGTTTTGAAAAAAGAGTTTGATAACTTGAACGCACAGATTAAAAAATTAGAGATGGACTTAGGTAGTATGAGAGCGAATTTAAATGCTATTCATGGTGCAATCCAACAAACAGATAAATTAATTGGTGCTCTTCAGGAGAACGATAATGAAAAACTTTAAAACATTTAGTAAAGAAAAAAGTATGGATGATTTTGAAGAAGATGTTTTACCTACACATCCTAGTAAAGAAAAAAAGGATGAAAAGAAGGTAGAAGAAACTAATAAAGAAAAAGAGGAAGCAAATGAAAACATTTAAACAACACATTAAAGAGGGTCAGACTATTGGTGTTGGAACAACTGCTACTAACGATATCGAAGATGGTGCAGTAGGTTTACACAACATACAAGACGCTGATGTTCTTAAAAAAGTAAATGCTTTCGTTGGTTCGGTTGCAGAGAGAGAATATTTAAACCCTCAAGCGGCTGTAGACCAATTGAGAGAGAAATTGAAAAACATTGGCTTAACGGTTTCTGAGGTCGACATTGAAGGCGACAACGGTACGGTTAGAGCTGAAGTGGTACAATTCGGTGGAAGATTTGGCAAGGACATTGACGGTTCTGATATTAATGATGATGGTATTTCACATAGAAAAGAAGGTGGCCTTAAATTAGAGGTTAAATACGAAACATTAACATCAGGTACTTGCAAGGTCTACGCTAAATTAGTTTAATAGGACAATTTAGCTAGATTATGTTTAAAGAAATTACCAGGGATAATTGGTTATTATATGCACAAAAGATGTATGATAACCCAACGCTTGAAAAAGAGGAAGAATTTTATGATGATATTAAAAGATTTAAATATCTTAAACGATTGTTTAGAAGATATAAAGTCACAGGCGATATTAAGTTAAGGCTTGTTATCAATCATATTATTGTTCTACAAAATGTCTTTGGTGTAGAAGGTTGTATAACACTTTTATTATTCAAAGTTGATAAAGAATATTGGCCGTTATTAAAACCTATCTTTAATTTCTTAGGGTACTTGTACCCGAATGAACTAAATGAGATACCTGAAGATGAATTAATTAAGGGATATTTAAACGAGTTATGAGTAGAGCAATTGATTTTTTAATTACATACAGAGTTATTAAACTTCTTGTTACGCCTTTTAATAAAACAAAGGCATATGAAAGAGGTATTATTGACGCTGATGGTAAGAACTTAATTAAGTTTAATGATGTTCCTAGAAACGATAAAGTCCACTATACATACTTACATAGATTTGTTTTTAACATGAAAAGAATACTTGCAAAAGTAGGTCTTGGCAGTAAGTTAGGTACATTCGGTGTTGCATTAGCAATGCTTATCAAAGAAGACAAAACCTATCTACAACATAAAGATACCATAGAGGCCGCAGTTATAACATATTTGAAAGAACAGAATTTGTATGATGATATTTTAAACGAAAGTAGAGAAATACCAGAGATTAACGCAGAACCTTATATGACATGCTTCGGTGTGGACATATACGAAGTTGACGGAGAACTGGTTTCGGAGTACGATTATGCCAAAACATTATAAAGAAATGATGGATGAAATTATCAATAAGATTCCTGTAGAAGAAGACGCACCAGCCAATGCAGTTGCAGGTGGTGGTGTTGACATGAATCCAACTGGTAAGAAAACCATTCTAACAAAAAATAAAGAACCTATGAAAAGATTAGGTGAAAAGATTAAAGAAAACAATGACAATAATAATGTTACTTTAAAATCTGTATTAGATAACATTGATAAGATTGAAAAACTTAGTGACCAATATAATAAAATTGATAACACAATTGTTTTCGAAGAAGAAAAAGAATATAAGACATTCAAAGAGAAATATAATGGCTAAATCTTTTAAGGAATATTTAGGTCTATCCACTATCAGAGTAGGTGGTTTAGATAGTATGCAACCAATGGCAAGTTTAGGTGATACACCACCAAAAGGTCAAGGTGGTAGAGATAGTCGAGCAATGGGTCTTACAGCAAACGATAAGAATCCTAACGACAAACATTCCAGAAAATTAAAGATTAAAACGCCAGCAATTAAACCTGATTTTAGGTCAGATAACGAAAAAAATTTAAAAGAAGAAGAATTAGAAGAACTATCTTTACAAGATGTTAAGAAGGCCGCTCAAAGATTTGCAAAAGGTATCTATGACAAATTAAAGAGAATGGCAACTACTAAACAAAGATATGAATATGCAGCCAAAGTTTTACAAGATGTCATTGATAGAAAAGAAGTAGAACGAGCAAGAGAAGGTTTACCATTAAGACACGATATTGGTTATTATGCGGCTGCTGTAGCACAAACATTCCACGATATTGACCCTAGGAAATTAGTTAAAATGGTCAAAGAAGAAACAATAAAAGAAACTCCACTATATAATTACATGATTGAAAAAGGAGTAATTAAGGAGTAAAATGGAAATAATTTACGAGTTAGCGATTAGTTTTTGGCAATGGACAATAGTAATCGCATTAATACTTATAGGATTTATAGCAAATTTATTTGATAAGTTTTCAGGTAAAAGAATTGATTTTGAATACGAAGATTATCCACATATGCAACCAATTAGAATTGCTACCAAAGATAAAGGTTTTTGGGGTGCAATCTTAATGTGGTTATTAGGAACAAGAAAGTGGAGAATTACACAAAACTTTAATTACAAAATAAGAGGACAAAAGTATGTGATACCAAAAGGTTTTGAATTTGATGGTGCAAGTGTACCTAAATTCTTAGCAACCTTTTTATCACCAGTTGGTGTATTATTAATTGGTGGTTTGATACACGATTATGCTTATAAGTATGCTTGTTTAAAACCTAGAAAAGATGGACCTCTATTAGTATTAAATCAAAAAGAGGCAGATAAAATTTTTAGAGATATAAACATAGAAATAAACGGATTTCATTTTTTAAATTACCTTGCTTATTGGGCATTAAGAATAGGTGGATTTTTAGCATGGAATAAACACAGAAAAGTTGACGCAAAGATAGAGGATTAAAATGGCAACAAATACAGAAGCAGGAAGTAAAACTAAGACAACTAAGAATTCAGCTTCAGCAACAACTGGCGCAAGTGCTAGTGCTGATACTTCAAAGAAGTTAGATAAAAATTCAACAGCAAGTGCAGGTGCATATTCAGAAGCCGAAGCAGGTGCAGTTGCAAAAGCAGAAAAAGGAAACGCAAGTGCAAATGTTGGCGCTCACGCTGAAGTAGGTGCATATTCTAAAATAGAAAATGAAACACCTATTATGGGTGATACAAAGATTAAATCAGAAGCACACGCTGGTACAAAAGTATATTCAGATGTAGGAGTAGGTGGTTCAATAGGTACTAATGGTGCTGAAGGACACGCAGGTGCTATTGCAGGTTCTTGTGCTGAAGTGGGTGCAAGTACAACAGTCGGTTCAGATAGAAACAATGCCTCAATTGGTGCAAAAGTTTCAGTAGGTCCTCAGATTGGTGCAAAAGTAGGTGGCGGTGCAACCGTAGATGATGGTAAACTAACTGTAGGTGCAGATGTTAAATTAGCACTAGGTGTTGGTGTTACATTACAACCAAGTATTACCATTGATACAAGACCAGTTGCAAACGCAACTAAAGCGGTTGTTACTCCAGTAGCAAATGCTGCTAAAGCAACAGGTAATGCAGTTAAGAAAACTGCTAAGAAAATGAAATTTTGGTAATATGGCACACAAGATTGATGAAACAACAGAATTAAGAGTATCGCTGAAAACATTAGCAGTAGTAATGATTGCTATTGTTTCAGCGGCTGCTTTTGTGTTTCACATTGAAGAAAGACTTGATTTATTAGAACATAACACAATGATGAACAAAAACAACTTTGCAAATTATTTAGAACAACCTAGTCGTGGACACACAGATATTCAAGTGCTAAAGAACGAAGTAGAAACACTTAAAAAAGAAGTTGAAAGAATGAGGAACAAATAATGTTTGGAACAGCAAAACTAATAATGGTAGGTATTATAGTTACAGGCCTTGCAGGTGGTGTGGCCTATACCTATAAGTTAAAGGCAGACAATGAGATGTTAAAGGCAAATGCCATTAAAATGGAGAGTGCTATTGACGAACAAAAGACTTTAATTGAAAACCAAAAGAAAGACTTTGCTCAAATACTTGAAACTAATAAACAAATGAATGAACTTATTAATAATCTTAAAAAAGATTTAGATGAATTAGATAAAAGATTTAATAAAGGTGATAGAGATGTTGGTAAATTGGCCATTGAAAAAAGTAAGGTCATTGAAAGAATTATAAACAAAGCTAGTGACAAGGCTGCTAGATGTATGGAAATTGCAAGTGGGTCACCGTTAACTGAGGAGGAAAAGAATGCTACTAAGAAGTCAGAAATCAATACTGAATGTCCTAGTCTTGCTAACCCTAACTATATTCCTTACTAGTTGTTCGTCTATAAAAGAACTTTCTATTTTTAAAGAAGAAGTTAAAAGACAGCCTCTAGCATTAGAGAAACCTACTCCATTACAAATGGAGAAGATACAATGGATTATTGTGACCTCTGAAAATGCTGAAGAAGTATTTAAGAAAATGGAAGAACAAGGTTTAGACCCCGTATTATTTGGTCTAACAGACAATGATTATCAATTGATAGCAAAGAACTTTGCTCGTATTAGAAATCAATTGAAGATACAGAATGATATTATTGACAAGTATAAAGATTATTATGAGAAAGAAGAGCAGACTAAAGATTAACACTTATAAATAATATTGACGGACTGAACTATTATCACACATTGACTTTGTAATTTTTTGTAAATTAATTAACAGGTTACAAGGTACAATGCAAAAAATAACAACATTACTAGCAATTTTAAGCGTATTATTATTCGGCACAATCGCAATGGCCGAAACTAATACCGTATCATCAACGGTTACAGGTACAACTACCGTTGACAAAACTCCACCTACAGCTAATGCTCCAAATGTAATGATTAATAATCAGGATGTATGTTCTACAGGTGTATCAGCCGCAGTACAGACACAGATTTTAGGTATCGCAGGTGGTACTACAATAAGAGATTTGAATTGTGAACGACTTAAATTATCCAGAGCCCTTTACGGAATGGGAATGAAGGTCGCAGCTGTTTCTATGCTTTGCCAGGACGCAAGAGTTTTTAACGCAATGGAAATGGCAGGAACTCCTTGCCCTTACAAAGGCAAAATCGGTATCGAAGCCGCTAAAGCTTGGGCTGAAAATCCAGACATGAGACCAGACTACGAAGCATGGTTGAAAGAGAATGAGTTGGAAGATAAAGAAAAGGAGTTGAATGATGAAACAAAAGCTTGGGGCTTTGGCCTTGGCATTTTGTCTTTGCTTTTCCTCTTATAGTCTAGCATACGACCAACAATATCAAGTAGGTGGCACAGGACCTAACGGCGGAATTGTAACTACCGTTGAGGTAAATTCCGTTCTTACTGACCAAACTACAAAACAAGTTGGTGAC